AATTTTGTCATCATACATAGCCCACTCTTGTTTGTGTTTAAACGAACCATAACGCTTCACCAGCCTTGTTAGAGAAGTTCCCGTAAAGTTACATACCCAACATTTAAAAACGTTTTTACGGAGATTACAGGACAGCTTTGGTTTATGATGTTTACATTTTGGGCAATAAAAAAGCAACTCCCCGCCAGAATGATGGGGAGTGCCAAGAATTTCATTTAAGATCTGTTCTTTTTTCTGATCTGACATTGCCCTCAACTTAGCACGGCACGGCAGCAGCGTCAAGGCTGGCTGGTACCGAATAAAAAACGGCACCAGTTAAGGTGCCGTTTCTAATTAAACATTAACTAAACTATCAGGACTGTAGCGTAACTGCTTGCCAGCTACCGGTACCATTACTGGTACGATAACCCATGCCTTCTGATACGATAACGCATTTATTAAGATTTGCATTCATTATTGTTGGTGTACTAACTATTGCACTGGTAAACAGAGCAGCAGTATATACAACTTCGCTTGAGCCTCTTGGACCAAATGTTGTTGTACCGGTACCGGTGTATAATGGCAAGTTAATTCTTGGAAGTTCTGGACTGATGTCTGTTGGGTTTTGTCCAAAGTACATCAAATATTTAACGCCAGGAGTTACCGAAGCTGTCATTTGATAGGTCAAACGACTTTGATACCATCTACCTGCAGCCAAATCTGCTGATTGTGGATAAGTATAAACGGTAAAGTAAGGACGATTACTAGCAGAAACTGCTGAGTGAGTATTCATGGTGACAATTGCATATCCACAGGTTAGTGAGCCAAGAGAAGCACTATTGGTCAAAGAATCAGAATAGAAATACCAATTCATTGAAGAAGAAACGCCTGTCGTGGCCGTATTCTGGAATAGCCAACCGGTACTGCCGGTCGGGAAAGAACCAACGCCTATAGGTGGTTTTCTTCCCGGAGCGCGGTCTGCATACATACTAACAGCTGCAGCGGATCCTGTTGCAACAAAATTATAATTTGTGGCAGAACCAGTTAGATTTAAATTAACAGTACTGCCACCTGATGAATTAACTGTTATTTTACCAGTTTTTGTTGCAGATGCAGTTGGTTTAAAAGTAACCGTTACAACTTGACTTCCAGCTTCTCCTAACGAGAAGGATGATGGTGAAAATTCAAACTGATTTGTGTTATCAGATAAAGTAACTGTTTCAGTTTTTTCGCCAGAAGCGGCTGATACAGTAAAAGTCATTGAACTACTTGCATTTACTGCAATATTACTAAATTGTAGAGAACCTACGTTTGATGCTATCACTAATGGTGATAACTCTTTATAAAAAAACATTTAAAATCCCTCCAGAGGAAATAAAGAAAATCGTGTCTTGTTTTCACAAGACACATATAATTAGTTTCAATTTTTTGTTTGCAAATAACCAGCGTGTGCAATTACCCAACTGTCAGACATGTCATAATAATGATCTTTTATATTGGTGCTATTCTTTTTATATTCAACTTTAAACCAAGTTTGATTTTGTAACATCCATTCCATTACTTGCTGTTTGGCTGGTGTTCCTTTGGTTATTTTTATGCCGCAATTCTTTCTTGCGGTTGTTGAACCGATATATTTTACTTTTATTGCAAATTCTTCCCAAACCATCCAACAAAGAATACCGTTAAATTTGGCAAGTGAAAGAATTGTTTTTGCAGATGAAAATCCAGGACGAAATGCTTGCAAGCTTTCTTCAACAAACACTTCTGTTATTGGATATTTCTTTTTTAATTCTTTTATTTCTTTTTTGGCTCGTTCAAGCTTATCAATAACATCGTCTTCTTTGAATTTCCAGCAATCATTTAAAACAACACGACCGGTGTAATCTAAAATAGTTACACCAGTACATGAAGTTGATATGTCAAGTCCTAAGATCATTTAGGTGTTATATCACGGAATTGAGCCAGATATAACAAACAATCTTGCTGCCAATCTATCAATAGCATCTTTTATAGTTGTTGGTGCAGAACCTGACCAATTAGTCGGGGCTGCTGCAGTATAGCTTATATTTGAAGCAGTTAATGTGGTGAATAAAGCTGTTGAGCCTGTTACAATCGATCCGGTTATAACATTTGCATTTATTGTTTCAAAATTAGCAACAGTGTTTAATGTTGAAACTAGTGAAGTTGCTAGTGTTGAAGTCGGCTTATTAAAGATACAATTATTATATGTATATGTACCAGCAGCTGTGATTTTTGTTACGGCTCCTGCAAGATCAATAAAACTTGAATTCACCATAGCAACGTAAGAAGCTGACGAGCCAGATACGGCATTGCCACCCACAGTTTTAGAATATATTATTGAATCATATATCGCTAGAGTTCCTGCTACTACTGTTGGTTCTACTGTTCTTGATGAATTTTTAACGGTTACTATTGCGCCGGCAAGGCCAGCACCGCTTTTATTTATAGAAAAAGTGCTGGTGTCTACAACGCAAGCATTAAATAATGTTATATTGCCACCGGTAATTGTTACCGATGTAGCTAATCCGGTATTTGTAAGTTGAGTATAATTACCAACTGTTTTTGAGAAAGAATTTTTTATATCACAAGTATCAACATATAAACTACCGATGCCAGTAGTACCGATATGAGAAAGATTGTATATACCCAAACCAAACAATCTAATAGAACTATTTGGTGATGATGATTGAGAGATAGACATTGTACCAGAAACATACACTTCTCCACCATTTGTTCCATTTGAAGCAACAACAGAAGTATTTGGGGTGCTTATTGTGACATTTTCTATATAAGTACCAGGATGAACAACAATCTGCTCACCGCCACTTGGCGTTAACATAGAAGATGCTTTAGTTAATGTTCTATAAGGTGTTAGCAGTGTTCCGTTGCCAGTTGTGTCATTTCCACTACCGGTTGAAACGTGCCACTCTCTTGTATAAACATTTGAAGAAGCTGTTGGACCAGACAAAGAAGTGATTGTACCGCCGACAATTGTTATGTTTGCACCAGCATTAAATTGCGCTCTTACATCATTTGTGAATGTTACTATAGCAGAACCGGTTGCCACATAAGAAGCAGTTTCCGATGTTGTAGCAAAACTAGCTGATGTTGAATTGGTTGCGAAGCTTGCTGTGCCAAACAAATTGCCATTAAATGAAGCAGTAACAGAATTAAAATTAGCTGTTGTACCAGACATTTCAGCAGAAGCAGTTAATGCTCCACTTACATATAAGCCTGGAAATACTTGAAGTTTATCATATAAATTTATAAATCTTACGTGAGCATTCGCGCCCAACTCGTCTATTGTCGGACCAGAACTTGCACTTCCCCACAATATACCTGAGCCATCTAAACTTACGTGGTCTGTGCCGCCACTTAATATAGTTATATATTTATCGCCAATTTTTAATGAAGATTGACTTATTGTATTTAGAAAAGCAATACTTGCTGTTCCGTTTACATAGAGATCATTTGATACATAAATAGATGAACCGGTTATAGAAGTTGCTTGAAGATTTGTTAGACCGGTTACATTTGTATCTAATGAGACGGTTACGTCTCCACTGCTTCCACCGCCGGTTAAATTGGTTCCGGCTGTTACAGAAGTTATATCTCCTGTTCCACCGCCACCACCGGTGCCGGCAACCCATGCTGTACCATCATAAACAAGAACATTTCCACTAACTGGAGCAGTTGATGGAGCTGGAATACTTTTTGTGGAGAATCCGTCATTAAAACTCATTTCAACCTACTCCTAAAGAGCCAGACCAATTATTTGTTAGTTCTAGGGCATCTATGTTTGTTAAGCCTGCTATGATACTTGCTGATAATGCAGTGCCATTGTTACTCATCAGGTAAACTCGCGTGACTTTTAAATCTGCAGCGAAGCTTTCACCGGCAGATAATAAGAAAAAGTTATTTGTATTTGATACGCCATTTGAACTAAATCCAACGCGCATAGATACAGATCCGGTGCTGACATTTTTAACAATTATACTTTTTGAAATTTGTGGAAAAGATATTTCTAGCGGGGTTGAACCACTTGTAGGAACTGCCAATGAGCTTGAAACCCATGGAATACCAGATACTTGGTAAGAAGCTGCGTTGCCAATTCCTGGCCTGTGTAGATGCATTGTATCAACCATTTTTAAAATCCTCTGTTTATAAATAGAAAGTTATATGTGAAATCTCTCTATGACCAGCTAATAACCCAAATTTCTCCACGGCCACCATTTCCGCCAGCACCAGATGCATTGCCTGTACCCAAAGAAGGTGCACCACCTCCACCGCCGCCGCCGGGTGTGCCACCATTACCGCCGTCACCACCAATAAAATTAACATTATTACTAGTCGTGGCACCACCACCTCCACCAGAACCACAAAATCCCATAGAATTTACTTTTCCATTACCATTTGATCCGCTAGCAGCTGCTGTGAAAGAGTTCACACTTCCAGAGCCTGCAATACCACCACCACCGGCAGTATAAGAACCACAAGTCCCACCATTAGTTGCTTGAGTATAGGTATTTGCTACAAAGTGACCACTAGTACCACCGCCACCGCCACCGTATATTGATGAACCGGCAGGGAAATTAATAACATTAATATCGCGGCCACCGCCACTACCACCACCAAATTCAGCACATCCACTACTGATTGTAGATGCAATCGGGCCATTACCTCCATTGCCGCCAACAGAAGTATTTGAAGTATTTGAATTGCCAGGTGTTCCACCGGAAGCAAGAACTGCTGAACCTTGGGCGCCATTTCCAAAATCTCCTCCACCACCACCACCGGATCCAGCAGCTTGACTGTTGACACCCTCTCTCCCTCCTCCACCAGCACCAGCACGAACTAATGAACCAAAAGAAGAAGATTCTCCTGCACTTCCTGTAAAGCCACTTAATGCACTTGGTGTTCGGCTGGCACCGCCGGCACCGCCTTTACCAACATACAATGATTCAGTGGCAGCTAATTGACTAGAGGGTATTATTAAACTGTTTACGGCGCCGCCGCCGCCGCCGGTACCTCCCCATCTACCTGTGCCTGATACTAGTAGAGCAGGACCTGATCCACCACCACCTCCACCGCCAACACAAACTATCATAGTAAATTTTGGTGTAAATGTTGTCGGTTTAATCCAAATACCAGAGCCGGTTACTGTAAACTGTTGTATATCAGAAGCCGTACCGTTTGCAGCAATAGAATCTGATAGAAAATTTGTTATATTACTAGCGGTTATGTTGGTTAAATTAGAACCATTGCCACTTAAAGAAGCAGTTGTAGATGATGCTATTACTGAACCGGTTACCGATGTGTCTTTTAATTGAGCCATTTTTTACCTTTAAGAATTAATATAAATATTTTATGCCCAGCTAATAACCCAAATTTCTCCACGGGCACCATTTCCACCGGCACCAGCAATAGGTCCAGTTCCAGTTGAATTACCACCACCACCACCAGCACCACCTGGTATACCACCAGCACCACCTGGTTGTCCTGCTCCATTAACTGCAAGATTAACAAAGCCGCCACCACCACCGCCACCAGAACCACAAAATCCCAGAGATTTAATTTTATTATTACCTGAAGAACCGGCGGTTCCTGGAGTTGGAGAACCAGAAGTTAAGCCTGCTGCGCCACCGGTGCCTGCAGTATAAGAACCACAAGAACCACCGGTTGATGGTTGAATTACTGTATTTGAAGGTGTTCCGCCGCCATTTCCGCCACCACCGCCACCATATATTGATGAACCACCAGCATGTGTAGCTGTAGCACTGTGGCCACCGCCTGCACCGCCACCAAATTCTGCACAACCAGCTGTAGCTGAAGTAGTGCTTGAGCCACCATTACCTGCTAGTGCTGTTGAGCTAGCTATAGGACCAGGTGAACCTGCAGTGCCAACTGTTGCTGTTCCTGCACCTCCATTACCAAATATACCGGCGCCACCACCGCCGGCAGCAGAACTGGTAGAACCAAAAGAACCGCCGCCGCCGCCACCGGCTTTAAGAATTGTACTAAAAGAAGAAGATTCTCCATTTCCGCCAATGATACCAGATGCAGGACTAGGTAAGACACCACCGGCACCACCAGCACCGCCAATTCCAACATATAATGATTCTGTAGAAGATAGCTGACTTGAAGGCAGTATTAAACTATTAATTGAACCGGCGCCGCCACCACAGCCACCAAATCTAGCTGTAGCCGAGGCACCAGCACAACCACCACCACCGCCGCCACCTGCACCTACACAGACAATCATTGTCATTTTTGGAGCAAATGATGTTGGTTTAAGCCAAGAACCAGTACCGGTTGCCGTAAACTGTTGTATATCGTAGGCATTTCCATTGGCGCCAACAACATCTATGACGAAATTAATTATACTGCTAGCAGTTACATTTGTAAGGTTTGCTCCACTTCCACTAAAAGATGAAGTAATTGATGTAGCTATCAATGTTCCTGTTATTGAGGTGTTTTGTAGTTGAGCCATTATAGATTACCTCTTGTATTTTTAAGAATTTCTATTTCGTTTTGTTGTTTTTCAACTTTATCTGTTAATTCTTTAACAGCACTAACAAGTATACTTACCATTTTTGGATAACTTATACCTTCACCAACAACGAATTCTGGATAAACTTCTTTGACTTCTTCTGAAATAAATCCATATTCTTTTCTGCCGTCGTCTAAGCGTGTATATGAAACAGGATTTAATTTAGAAATTGTTATTAGTTCGTTATTCAAACTTTTTATATTTGTCTTGATTCTTCTCGTTGAAAGTTCAGTGATTGAACCGGTTACGATTAAATTTTCGGAAATTGAAGTAGAGCCACTTACATATAATCCAGGAAATATTTCTAATTTATCTAAACTATTTCTATATCTTAGATGAGCATTGGCACCTAATTCATTAACTGTTGGGCCAGAGCTTCCACTTCCCCACAAAATACCAGAACCATCTAATGAAACGTGGTCAGCTGCACCACTTAAAATAGTGATATATTTGTCGCCAATTAATAAAGATGATTGACTTATTGTGTTCAAAAATCCTATACTTGCTGTTCCATTTATATATACGTCGTTGCTAAAATAAGCCGACGTGCCAGTGATTTGACTGGTAAAGCTGTTAATACCAGAAAATGTGTTATTGGATGCCAATAACGCAAAGTTAGCCGAACTTGTTCCATTTAAAAGACCGGCGTTTGATGCATATGAACTAGTTCCATTAACATTTCCATTAAGGTTTCCATTAAAAGAGGCAGTTACTGATACAAATTGTGCGGCTGTTCCACTTAATGTATTTGTTGTATAATCGTAAATTAAATTTGTTGAACCACTAAATGTGCTTCCACTATTGAACTGTATAGACGTATTAATTCCGCCGGGAGTTGTGCTACCACCGCTGCCACTTACGCCAAGATAACTTGAACCTGATATTATTCCTGTAACAGTTAAGTTCCCGGATATTATTGTATTTCCATTTACATCAAGTTTGGCATTTGGTAATAAAGTGCCAATTCCAACATCGCCAGACACATAAATAGCAGAAGCAGTTAATGGTCCGGCTGTTGTTAAAGCGCCGAAGCTACCTGTGCCCGTTACAGTTATGCCATCACTTGTTGTTAAAGTGCCAAAACTGCCGGTACCTGCTGCAGTTACACTGCCACTAGTTGATAAAGATCCAAAACTGCCTGTGCCTGTTGCAACAATACCATCGCTCGTTGTTAATGAACCAAAACTACCGGTTCCAGTTACAGTTAAGTTTTTAGTTGTTTTATTGAAAGTAAATCCACTATCAGCACCAAATGAACCAACGTCATTAAATTGAACTTGGGTATTTAAACCTGCTGGTAATGTTGTTCCAGCAGCTCCGCCGCCTCCACTACCTGCACCACCTCTAAGAACACCTGCTTGGTATATTCTGCCTGTACTTGGTGTGTCAAAATTGGCTACAGTGCCTCTCATAACAAGAAAGCCAACCAATATAGAAGAACCTTTTGTATTATCGCCTTCTGTGAAGTTTTCTGTATTTATACCAGTAACTGCATCGTCCATACTGGCATATTTTGCTTGACCATAGTAAACATAAAGAGCACGATTTACAGATTTTGGAAACCAGTAAACACGCTGAACAGTATAACTATTTCCATCAACCGGTAGTAGAAGACCATTTGTATCTTGATAATTTGCTGGATCTACTGTTGTAAAACCGGCGTTTGCAATACCAGTATTAATTACGGGATTTCCACCACTCATATGTTGACGGTATATTTTTGATACGGTTACAGCCGGATCTTCTGCAGCTATTATAAGATTAGGTATATCTGGATTTGAATTATAATTTCTACCTTCAACATAAGAATCACCGGCGCTCTTTATTAGTGATAAACTTGAGCCGCTCTGAGCGAGATAATGTCCATTAATCTTCAAAGGACCAATTGCACGAATAAAATCTGCATTATTTGTTGTTACCGCATATGCAGTGACCGGCGTATTAATCGTACCATTTGTTATTGAACCGGTTTGGTGTAATATGCGTCCAAGATAGATTCTATCTTTAAATTGAGCTGCCGTAGGAGGAGCAGAATTTTGTAATATTTGTCCGTCTTGATCGATCGCAATATAAGTTATTTGAGAAGTTGCAATTGCACCAATTGATTGACTAACTGAACTAGTCCAATTGACATATTTAATTGTAGGATATGGCTCTAAAGTGGTTGTAGCATTAAATGTGACGATATATCCTGAACCAGAGGACAGATTAAAAGTAGTTGTTCCAGTAACGGTTGATAGCGTACCACCATATAATAGACCAGTGCTTAAACCGCCTTCTAACCAACGGTAACGACTTGTATTTTTAAAACCAGTTCCTGGTTGATATTGTGTAAAATATACATCATTTGTTGAACCAGAAGTATAAATATAACTCGCCGTTGTATTTGCTGGAAGCACTTCTGCTCCAACCGGCAACATTTGAATATATTTGCCAACAGTTAAACCCCCACTGACAAATAAATCGTTTTCTACTTTGAAATTAGAAGCAGTAAATGAGGTGAATTGTGCCGTAGTACCAGAAACCTCTGAGCCATACAATGAGCCAGTAAGTGTGATCAGAGAGCCACTTATATTGACTACGTTATTTGGACCTATGTTTAAATTCTTGTTATATGCCACAATTCACCTCATTTATGTTTGTATATTAATTAGCGATCAAAGAACAAACCAATTTGTACTTCCATCAGATACCAATGTTACGGATTGATATGGACCATTTAATTGATAAAAAGCAGCACCATCAATAGAGCCAGATATTGTCACCGCATTGACCGTTGCATCTATTTTCTTAACAACTAATTGTCTTCCGGCATTTGCAGCATCAATTGTTGGCACAGTCACTGTTAGTGATGCACTAGCAGCATCTGCAAATACAACTTGATCTAAATCAGTAACAACATAACTGCCAGTTGTAGTGATTTGAGCAATCGTAAAAGAACCAGCTGCTTTAAAACTATTGTTAGCTAATACATCACTACCGGTAATTGCCGATGAACTTAAGTTATTTAGACCTTCAACAGATGAACTTAATGAAATGGTTGCTATTGGACCAGAACCACCGGATACACCAATATTGCTGCCAGGATCTATCTGCGTTACAGCAGCGGTCAATGCTGATGAAGAAATAACACCGGTTGCAGGATTATAGCTTACTGAACCACCACCTGATAATTGATTTCTAACATCGGAAGAGAAGTTATTAAAGTTGGATGCCGTTAAGCCAGTTATACCAGCACCACTACCACTAAATACAGAACCAGTTACACCACCAACTGTATAAATACCTGGGAATATAACTATTTTATCAACGACTGAACCAGAAGAAGCTTCATAGCGCACATATGCGGCATCTGGTACTGCAGTTAAACTGGCAGTGCCATAGATTACTACACTGCCGTTAAATTCTGCTGCGCTAGCACTTAATACGCTAAATGAGCCGGTTGTAGCACCAATATTTGTGACGCCAGTTAGTGTTGTTAATCCACCAGTAATTGAACTTGTAAGAGCAACAGTTACTGCGCCAGTTGATGCACTAGCTGATAAATTTGTTCCTGCTGTTAATGAAGTTACAGCAGAACCACTTAAGTTTATACCGGTTAATCCAGAACCATCGCCAGAGAACGAACCAGTAAAGGTTGTACCACTAACATTACCAACTATATTTAAGGCACCAGTAATTGAATGAACTGTTCCTGAAATATTGACTGAACCTGTGAATTGGTGAGTATCCATAAAAGCACCGAAACCGGTGTCTCCAAAGATTGTTGAACCACTATGATAAATTGTTGAAGATGAAACGATTGTTTCGCTTACATGAAGAATACTTGCTGAAACCGTTCCGTTTACAAACAAATCGCCGGTTGTTCTTATTTGTGAACCAGTAATTTCAACAGAAGAGCCACTTAGAGAAAGAACATTTCCCGATTTTACACTAACATTTGATATGTTTGCCATTTTAAAAATCCCCTATAATTTAGAATATAAACCAGTCTACGCCATCATGAATTAAAGTAACCGATTGATAAGGACCATTTAATTCATAGGTAGCCTGACCATTTATTAAATTTGGAGAGCTACCAGATATAATTACAGAACCGGTAAGCGAATCAGCTTTTATTATATAATATTCTTTTGAATCAGCCAATGAAGCACTTGGTAGAGTGACAGAAACTGATGAACTTGTATTATTTTTAGCAAATACCGCTCTTTGTGTTATTGACAGAGAAACAGAAGAACTGACGGATATTTTTGTTAAATCAAAAGATGAAGGTGGTAAACCTAAATAATTTGAAGCAGAAACAGTTTGGAATGCTCCAAGTCCACTGCCAGTTAAATTACCACTCACATACAAGCCAGGAAATGCGACTAGCTTGTCTAAAGAACTAGAATATATGATATAAGCAGCAGATGGATTTGAAGATAAGCTGGCTGTACCGTAGATCAAGACACTGCCACTAAACTCAGCAGCACTTGCACTTAATGTAGTAAATTTGGCTAAACTTCCAGTAATTGTTGAACCAGATATAGTGGTAAACAAAGCTGTTGAACCAGTAACTGTTGAACCAGATATGGTAGTAAACTTAGCAACAGAACCGGTTATGTTTGATGCAGTTAATTCTATAACTGTTAAAGAATTGAACGATGATCCAGTGATATAATCAAGGATTTGACTAGCTGAAGCTCTTTTTGTTGTTACTGTTTCGTAGTCAACAATAGGAACAAAGTCGTTTGAAGTTACCGCAGAAGAAGCTGTTAATTCTGAAATTTTTACTGACATCTATAAATCCTCTAATGTGTATAATTAGTTATTCTATTATTATAAAAGTTCCATCTTCTGTTAATAGATATTGTCCGTCTTCAGTTGCTAAAACTGTTAATGGAATTGGGCTTGGCGTAACTGCAATCGGTTCCATCAAAAAATCATTTATTTTAACGCCGTCTTGAGAAAAAGAGTCATTATTGTAATACAGACTTCCGGAATAAGTAAGTACTCTTACTCTTGGATAAGCTTTTATACGGTTTACAAATATGTCGCTACTTTCAAACTTTTTTAACATCTTATAAATCCATCTTTAATTTAAAGGTGTAACTATCCAGTTCTCTTTTTCTTACTGGATTTGCTAGTTTTGCAATCCCTATTAAATTTTTCTGCTCGTCGTATATTGCTATTTTTGAAATATAAGTTGTTTTCTTAAAATCAGGTTCTTCATCTACAAATGATGAACTAACCATATTTTTTATTAGTGTACTGCTGTTTTCTATATATCCATAACTTCCCGTAGTTATTTGTTGATTTTGACCATATTCAATATACGTGGGATTATTTGAGTGATTTAATTCACCCTGTTGAGCATGGGCCAACATTGTTATGGTTGGTATATAATTTGTTCCTTCAAAATCTAATAAAAAGCTAGAAGAAGGAGTGAGGTTTATTTCAGAAGAACCAGTATTCATAAAATACTTCCAAGATGGTTCGTAAAAGGATGAATCAAGTCCAAATCTATCTGTATATGTGGGATGCAAGGACCAAGATCCAGTTAATAGTATAAAGCCTTCTTTATATAAAACAACGCCAGCAACACTTCCTGAGCCGTTACTTCCACTTGGTCCAACTTGGATTAATTCTCCATTTCTATTTACATCTTCCAGTTCTGCAATAAGAGTTCCGGTTAAATACCACTTACAATTTATACTGCCTTTACGAATTGAAGAACCATAAAAAATAGAGGGTATTGACACAAGACTTAATTCTTGCACTTCTTTGTTTCCAACAGAAGAACTATAAGCAAAGTTAGGACTTGCATGTATATAATAATCTAGTGTATTTTTTAATGCTTTGATATAATTTCTATTTTGAGCATCATAAACATGATATCTAATGATATTTGCGACATATGGATATTCAGAACCGGTAATAACATCGCCATATTGAAATTGGCTGAAGTCGTTTGCCGAGACTGTCTTAAAATTATTAAGATTTCCGTCTTTTGTTATAAATTGTTTTGGTCTTGCCATAAATAAAAACTGCCTAAAATAAATAGGCAGTTTCTTTGTTTTGTTGATTTTTACTGTGTAAAATCAGTAATCAAGTCTAACTCTTAAAATCATCTCATTCGTTGGATCTTTTTTGAGAGGTTCACTTAATTTAGCAACAGCAAGCAATTCATTGTCTGAAGAATAAAGACCAACAGAAGTTAGATAACTAACTGGATTGTCAATAGAATTGTTCTTGACAATAATCTTGCTTGAACTTAAATAAGTTGGATTTGAACTGTAGTTAAATTCATTATGATTTAATCTGCAGAAATAAATCGTTGAATTAAGTTCAGTTGTATTGTTAAAATCAATATTGTAAATTCTTGATCTCAAACAGTCTGCTGCAGCTTGCATTGAACTTGTTTGGAAAAGATTACTTACATCACCAGTTGAACCAGTCATTGTTGCTCCACTAAATAATGAAGCAGTAAGTACTGCAATACCCGCTTGATAAAACAATAGCCCAACACCAGTTCCTTCAACTGCCGCAGAACCGGTATATAATATACCGTATTCACCAGCTGGTGAATTTACGCGATATTCATTTTGTGCACCATAATCGCCAACAACTTTTACTGTTCCGGCAAAAGGAGTTCCAAACGAACCGGTTCCGAGACTTAACCTAAAAGTATCTTTTTTAACTTCATCTTTGACAAGAAGTCTTGAAAAGTTTACAAAGAAAACTTCGCTTAGTTTGTCATTAGTTTCTAGTATGTTTCCATCTCTATCAAATTCAAGAATACTACCGGTAATATCATTACCTACAAGAACTTGTGCCATTTGATTGTAAATGTTTATTTTTTTGTTATTTTGTTGATTTAACGAACTTGATAATCCTGATTTCGTACTTAAACCAACAGTAATATCAAATATATGATTTGCTGAAGAACTTAAATAAGGATAATCATATACCGATTGAAACATGCCGTGAGCATAATTTTTAATATTATTATCAGAATATGTCCCCGAAACTATTGTTCCTGTAACTGGGATTGATTCGTGCAATAATGTTCTCGTTGAAACAACGTCGTTATTCAAAAATGTCTTATATATTGTTGCCATCTTAATCTCCTAAACTATCGTCACATATTTTATAAATCTTACAGGAATATCAATTCTATAACCTGTTGTAGCGCCAATTACTCTAACATTGGTATCAATGTATTTAACTGGCGGAGTGCCTGTTGCGTCTGTTATAACAGTGGTGCTACCTAATTGATCAAACAAAAAAGTTGTTGTCTGTAAATCAATTGACGATTTTATAGAAAATTTTAATGTTGTTCCTCTTGGGCCGGTTATTATTTGACCATTGCTTGCTTCGTTTGATGTATCATCATTTCCTACAACAAATAAAGAATCAGTTCCAAATGAGAAAAAATAACTAGCCATGTTATCATCATCTATATACGATGCTCTTGCAGGTGTGTCGGAAGCTTGTGAAATTATACTACCAAGACGATTATCTATTTCTATTATATATTGAGTTTCAAGCAAATCCGGATCAATAGGAAACTCGGCAGATATTGCATAGTTTGTATCTAAACCTTGGTCTACTCTTATAAAATTTGGTGAGGTTCTTGTATTTAAACCTTTTATTACCCCAGTAACAGTGCCTACGTTGGTTACCATTTTATTTTCCGTATCTACATCAACAGCAACTAAAAATGAATTAGTACTATGTCTTTGGTTGCCGGGATTTTTTTCATTTAATTTTAAAACTGGTAAATACAATAAGTTGTTTCTTGATATTGTCATCAATTTTGATTTAAGACTAGCAGCATTGTCTGTAAATGCTTCTAGAATAGGCGTTTGCAGGATGCTTAAATCATAATAAGCAGAACCAGATGCATTATTTTTATCGTAAAGACGATAATTTATTTCATCATCTCCAAGAGCAAACTTGGCAATTCTAAAACTTCCGTCACCTTTTGCCAGCCTGTATCTTCCTGTATCTGTTAGTACAGCGTCTAATATTATATCACCTGAGTTATCAAGAAATGCCATTATATGTTCTCCTACGGTATAAATAGTGTTTTATGGATATTATTCTGTTTTGTATTTAAATTTAAACTTAAATTCACATTTTTTACCGGTTTGTTTTGAAGTTAAAACCATTTTAAATGTTTTTCCCCAAGGTACAGCGACGTCTGACAATCCAATATTTATTTTTCCTAATGATTGTTCCGCTGTTATGTCGTTTTCTATTTGTGAGACTTCTCTATTCAAGAAAGTGTGTTGAGACGCTGGTTTTATTTTTATAAATCTACGAATCTCTTTTGCGTTAGTATAAGCTGGTTTTTCAAACTCGTAGTTTTTAATTACGGGAAAAACCATTCCTTTTTCATTTATCATTTCAACTTCGAATATTTGAGTTGGATTAGATATTTTTTCATGAGTATCAATAGCTCTAAAACAATAATAGTATTTTTTATTTGGTTGAATGGTATCCATAAAAGCTGCAGCACTTGCATCTTGCGTGGTTGCCGGATCTATATCTGTATTGGCCGTCTTTATATAACCTTTTGAAAAATCTTGATAATAATTTGGTTTGTTATCTAATCTCATAATTTCAAATCTTTTTGCTATATCATCTGATTTATATAAAACAGTGTTGTTTAGATTTTTTCTATATAAAGAAGTTACAGCTCGGTCTTTTTCTAGGATATTAATTGGCTCTAATTTTTCTTCTCCAGTTCTACCATTCAAAAATAGCCCAATTTTGTTATCAACTCCTTGATAAGGAACAAACAATATTTCTGGGGACAACGGAGGAGTGTCAGCGACTCTTTTTATTGTTGAAATTAATTCAACTTCTATTAAATTTGCTTCTGGTAGATTTTCTACATCAATTTTAAAATTTTGGTCTGATGTTCCGGAAGTATTGATTTTTTGCTTTATCTTGTTTCCTAAGATAAACTGATAGGCAAATATTTTATATGTATATTCTTTTTCGTACTTAACCTGTGTGTCGACAATGTTCAAGAAATCTAAATCGGGATTGTTTGCAAACCAATAATTTTGTATTGGAATATTGCTATCTTTTTCATATTTAGAAACTCTATAAGCCACAGTTTCATTATAACACTTCTTACCATCTAAAACATCTTTATAAGTTCTATAGTTATTTTTTACAAATGTATTTAATTTTGAATTAAAAATAATATTTCTTAGACCATTCACAAAAGTCATAGAGTCCATATTTGTTCTCATGTATTTTGTTGTATCACCTATAACTGTATATCTTGATGTATTTAAGTTTATTGGATTCTGTTTAATTTCTTCTAATAAATCAGAAATATTTACACTATTTATACTTTTTATTTTAGAACTAAATGTTTGTACTATTTCTGACTGTTGATTGCTAGGATTGATTTCTTGAGTAAATAATTGTTCTGTTATCACGGATTCTTTGGCAACAAACCTGTTATTTATATATAAATCGTATAGCTTTAAAATGAAGCTATCCATTAAGTCAGAATCCATAAGAGTTCTTGTTATGGTTGTTGTTTTATCTGTTGGTATAGATAATTCCACAGACATTGGAAACATGTATTTTTTCTTATTTATTTCGTTTAGTTTGCTTGTCTCATCTGACAATATTATAATATTACTGAGCTTTTCTTTGTAAGAATTATGTAGTGTTTTATTGTTTTCCAACAAATCTTCATAATTTAATCCAAATAAATCAAAATATTCACCAATACTGTCTTTTATACCAAAGATAATTTTTTCAGAGTTGTTTAATAGAAATCGGTTTCCGGATTCTAGTCGACCATCTAATCTTGCTAACGATGACAAGAAATCTTTTTCTTGTGTTTTTTCTTCCAATATCGCATTTAAAATATATAAATTTGGTAAAATATTTTCTTGTGAATTAGAATATGATTTTGTCGCAATTTTTTCATATTCTTTAATATAAAAATTATAATTTTCTTTTATGTCAACAACAGACGTACCAATTAAATTAAGAGTATTTAACATTTCTGAATTTTCAAAAGGCATTTGTAAAGAAAATGTATTATCACGTAAGACAATATTTTCATTTACCAACTTTTCAAATTTAAAGTTATCTTTGTTTTGATTTGCTATTGAACCGGTAAAAGATTTTCCTGAGATAAATTTATCTTTAAATCTAGAACTATCTGCGCTTCTTGTAACTCTCAGACCTTCTTCAAATATAAAAGAGTGAGTTTCCATAGAAGCACTGTATAAGGTTGCTTTATTGCCAATTTGATTAGACTCGTTTAATCTTGATATATAATGTTTTTGTGGAATTGATAAATCTTTATAAAATTTTAAATTTGAATTTGTATCAAGGACGTAAAAAGAACCATTAAAATTCTTTATATGATCTATAATCAAACTCTTTTCTATACCATAATCTCTTTCAATGTTACCTATCGGTACGGCATAATCTACTCTATCAATTATTGTTGCAGTTCTGCCTAAACCAAGAAAAGGAGAATCTTTGAAATCTAGTAGATTTGGGATTATAGATTGTTGAGATAGAGAATCTAAAGCATTTATTGCATCTTCAGAAGGATCTGGTGGTTGTTGTGAGCTTATTATGTTTCCTGTGATAGGATCAAAAAAAGGAACGCTTGGCGCAATCGATGCGCTTACAGCTGTACTCAAAGGAAAATCAGGAAATTGAGACGATGTGGGCTGTTGCGAGGTATCGTCTTCAATCTTTTGATCTTTAATTTTTGATAAAATATTTTCCAGTTCTCTACAACTACTTCTAAATCCTAATTCAGCTCTCCAATCTCTTGCGTCTAAGAAGTCTCGTTTACCACCTGTAAATTCAACACCACCAGTTTGACCACTGGCTCGTTGTTGTGCTTCTTGCGCTAATCGATCAGCTTCTCGGCGTTCATTTTCATTAGCCATATATATATCTCCAAATAATTATACTAGTTTCTTGTAATATCCGAGCTTATCTCTTTTCCAATATTTATATTTGGAACATGATTACTACTTATAAATTTGTTATCTACATTTGATTGTTGAACGCTTAAAGATAAAGCGTGAGTAGCAGCAAAAGCAGTGGCAGGTGCTGTTGATTTTCCTGTTTTAGCATTTATACTTTTATTTATATCTTTTGTTGCTATATCTTTAATGTCTTTAATAATTGTTGTTTGTTTGTTACCCGCACTATCTGTTCTTATTATTTCAATAATATCCGGAATCATTGTTTGTACTGCTTGTGTACTTGAAGATTGCGTTATATTTACTCCTGGCAGATTTCTTCTTATTGCATCTTCAAAATTTCGAATTATAGGATTTACAGCAGGTATCGCAGTTACTGTTGGTATTTGTCGTGTTAATCGTGCTGTTTTTATGATAAAATATTTATCATAATATCTTTTTTCTAGATCGTTTGATGGATTAATGTTAATATCTAGGTTCTGGAATGATTTTAGACGACATAATATTTCTTTTTCGTCGACGATACTGTCAAGATATTGCTTATCTAGCGTTCTCCATATTGGACTATTTAAGTTTAAGTTATCAGTATCTTGTATTGGTTCAAATCCATCCAAAAATTGAACTTCAGCAATCATTTCAAAATTAAAATAATTTATTGTTTTATTTCTTATGCAGGTCTGGAAATCGCCTGTATAATTTATATTATTTTTTATATTATCTGAAAGTTGTGTTGGTTTTAATATTAATGCTCTAATTTGATTCGGAATTTTATTTAATTTTGAAGCACTAAAGGGCCTGAGTCTGTTGAAGCCTAGAACGTGACTTCTGCCACTGCTATCTTCGACAATTCTAATGGCATTGGGTCTCTTATTGGCAAAATTTTTGACATAATCAAATTCTGTATTAGAAATAATCTTGCTCATGCCATGAGAAGAATTTGAAGCACAAGATGGATTGTTTGATTGACGACTTCTTATCGCACCAGAAGAAAGTGAACTCATTAAATTATTTAATGATTTTATATTAGAGTTAGCGTTTAGTGTTGCATCAGTTGATACTTTAAATCTACTGATTGTTAAATTAGCAAAGTCAGAAAATAAATCATTTATTTTTTCTGATGTTTTCACAGGTTCGTTTATTGCTTCATTTATTGCTTCATTTGGAGATAAATTTCTTGTCTCTTGTTTTGCCACAGACAATCTTTGCCTGTTCTTGCCACTTACATCTAATTTAAAATTCAGTATATCTGCATATATTGAAATAGCTTTTTCATATTGATTTTCTGTATTATAAAAATTTTCTATCACTCTAATCTGTTCAGCATCGTCGCTTTCAATACCAGAAAAAAGTATGGCTCTATTTTTAAAATCTAAACGTGTTGGAGTTAAAAAAGAATATTTTATATTCTCTGAAACATTTTCTTGTTCACCTTGAAAATTAATAGTCAAATCTTCCCCAGAAAAAAACTTTAACATTTCATTAGAAACTCTTTGATTTAATTTATTTTTATTTATAATCCTTAGACCGTCGTCACTATTGGGATCACTTGGAGAAGCCGATAAATAATCAATGTTATAAGATTTTAGTGTATTAGAATCAAAGATATCATTAAAGAATTTAATGACTTTAAAGCTTTTACTTGTTCTGGTGCTTAAAGGAGATACCGGAGAAGAACTATTTATATTTTCTAAATTTATGTCAAATGTTTTTGATATAGAAGATGTGATATAGTTTATCAACTCAATAATTTTTGATATAATACTAGGATTTGTGGATCTGGGCATTAAAATGGTAGATAAAAAATTAATTTTACTTAGTCTATCCTCGTTTGTTTGAATACTCTCACTGAATACATCTAAGGCCACTTCAAAAATAGTCGCAGAACTTACCCATGGAGAGAGAGCAGCATCGATGCCACCATATTGATTTATTAAACGATTTGCTAATTGTGGTGATAACTTGTTTAAAACTATATCATAACCATAATCAGTTATAACTGAGTTGTGCGAAGTTTCTCTTGGTGAATCTATATGTGGATTTTGTGATTCTAGTAGGAACTTCCTCATAGTTGGTTTACTGACTGTATTATAATATTCAGTAAGCTGATTTTTTGCTAAACTAAGATTTTCTAATTGGTCTTTTATAAGTTGTATAGCACCATCTTCTAGTTCAAATTCAATATAATATTGATAAACTCCATCTGTGAGTTGTTTAAAGGTTTTATCTACACCGGTAAAATATCTCATAAATTCAGTATCACTAGAAACAAGAAGTTCGGTTTCTCTAATACTCGCTTCTTGAGTATTTGAATCAATAATATTTCTCCAAGACTCGTCTTTTGTTTGGAAAATCAATTCATCAGATTCTTCTTCGTTAAATTTTTCTAAATCTAATTTAGCAACAGAGTTATTTGATGAAATATTATTTTTTATTCTTCTTCTGTATAATTTTAAATCTAATATTTTTGTATTACGTATTGATTCTGATTTAAATGTTTGATTGTTTGAATCATAAAGTTTTGAAAACTTAGAATAATTCTTCAGAACATTCATAAAATCAATACCGAATAAAAATTTCACGTCTCCATTTGAATCAATTGAAGAAAAAATATCAGTAAACTGTGAAAGACGTCTATCTGGTTTATAGTCAACTGATTGTATTTTGGTAAATTGTTTTAATCGATTAAAAGAATTTGCTATCAGTCCATTGACACCACTTGTTTGCTGATTAAAATCTAATATCATTCTCTCTATTTCATCAAAATTTCTAAAGTCTTGTATTTTTGTATTAGATACTGTAATCTTTGAAAGTGTTATCGATTGGGGACTTTCATCATCACCACTTCTCCATACTCCAGCATCATTTTGATGAATTGGACCGGACCAAGCTACACCGTTTTCATCAACGTAAAGATAGCTATATCCAGCAATTTTAGAATCTTCTATTACTATTTCTGATACTACTTTTCCGTTTTCTTCAAACGATTCTGCTACGTCATAATCAATTTCTAATTCAGAGCATAATGATTGAATGTCTATAGAACATACCGCAAAATAAGCCAAGTGTTTTGGTTCTATATTATCAGCTATTGTAAATCTTGTTTTATAAGAAATTTGATATACTTTTTCTCCATCACTGTTAGTATATGAAGGATAATTTTTAATATCAATATTATTCCGATCATCTCCATTAAGAGAAATGGTATTTCTTGTAGTTTTAGTTTCTAATAAACCTAGTAATTCACTAAGTCTTTTTTTTCCAGTTAGATATGAAAGTGCTCTAACTCTTATATCATTTGTATTATTTCTATTAGATCTTGAAAGATTACAAAGTTGTATCATATCGTTTGAAAAAGATAGAGCTTCTGTCATTCCTTTATCTGTTGACTGTATGACGTCTATTAAAATATATCTTTTAATTTTTATGTCATCAAACCAGCTACCAAAGAAATTATTATCTAATACTTCTTTTATATTTAATTCAATATTGACTTCTAAGCCTGTAGGAGTATTTGATAAGCTAATCTTTTCAAACGATACTCTTGGTAGTATGCCAGATAAAATCTCTTCTTGCGTTGTAACAGCCACTTTTATACCTCATTAACACTTTTTAACATCGTCTTCATTATAAGATGATAAATATAAGTCAGCAGAAGACACTTGATTCATACGACGTTGTTGTTCTGCTAATTGCTCATCATATTCTGCACAATCATACATTGGATCGTATAATGTGTTGCCATCTTTCATATTACTAATTAATTGGCAAATAAGATTTTTTTCTATTTCATTATCAATTAATATATTAAAGAAATTTTCAGCTCTAAATTGATCACTATTCTTTTGCTGCAATACAAAAGAATCAGACTCTATATCTGTTGACTGTGGATCTAGTAAGATTCCATTCTTGTAATCTTCAAACTTTTGATCAAAATGTAATGGAATATAACTTTCTTCTCCAGTAGATTCATTTTGTTCACATATAAACATTTCTATGTCAAAATTTTTCATTTCATTTTCAACATTTTTTTCTGTAATTTCAATTAAAAAATAATCTTCTTCCAAAGCAACAGCTGTTCCATCGTGGTATGTTGATAGGTATACAACGCCTTCAGGTGACTCAGAATTGCTTCCCACTCTTTTACTAGACAGAATGTAGTCTGCGTCTTTTAATTGCAGCAGAGGAGTTTTTATTAAGGGTTTTGTATCTAATGAACCTGTTTGTAATAAAGTAGTTGATTGGATCTCACCATTTAACATAGTAACACTCAAAGATGCTATTTTGTTATCTCCAAGAAAAGAAGTTCCAATTCTATTATTTAAAACATAATGTTTATCAGCTGTTGGAAGTAGATTAAGTGAATCTAATGTTTGTTTGCCTGATTTGATTAATTCTAAATTTTTCTTTACCTGCTCTTCAATACCTGTGAAAACGTATTGAACTTTTGGTCTTGGAATTGATTTTATTCTTTCAACTGCAGTTCCATTGTTTTCATCTACACCGGCATATCTTGCATCATATATTACGTCGTCATCAAAAAATGCATAGTATGCTGGCTTTAATTTTCCCATTGAAAGCAAGTGCTTGCCGAATTGAGTTAATTCAATTTGTATAACTTCTTCTTTCTGATTAAAAAAGGTCATTGAGTATTGCTCCCTGAATTGTTCATGTATTCAATTTCAACATTAACTGTTGCTGTCTCAACAAGAGAACAATAATCATAAGGCCAATTGAAACTATATGGTGATGGTGGTCTACCAGTTTGAATGGATGGAAACAATCCGTCATCACTTGCATCAGAGGTCATCTTATAGTAATTTATTTCTGCTCTCTTCTTGGCTTTAAAGATCATGAATTTCACATCTTTTGGTAATCCTTGGCCATGGAAAAAATCAAACTGTGTATTCTTGTGAGAAATAATTTGTTTTTCTCTCTCTGCGCGCATTGCTATTTTTGGCATTACACCTTGCCACACATCAGCAAGATCTTGCTTGTCAAGATTACTTGTAAACTCAGCAATATACATAACGAATGGAGAGATACTTTCGTTTATCAAAAAATCAAAGTTTGGCGGAAGTACATACTTGGACATCAAAGCAGTCATTCTACTGATACTTGTTTCTTGTATGTTACCGACACCTAGTGAAAAATCTTGCAAACTTACTGCTGGTTTATTGGCAAATAAATTTGTCTTTTGATGGTTGAATATCTGTTGATTAATTTTTATAAAACTATGACCTTCTACTTGAACCGTATCATTTACGATTAGGGTAGAAAATTCTCCACCAAATGATATGGTTTTACCATTTGATTTCCCTGTTAAATAGGGGATTATAATTAATGCTTCTGAAATATCTCTTGAATCAGCAATTTCTCCAATTTTTTTTGAGAGTTCACTGTTGTTTTGCTGGAAACCACATGCTTGCAATAAAGAAGCAGTGTTGGTTGTCGTCTCAAACAATTGTGTTATTGAATTATATACTTGCGAAAGTTGTCTTGGATAACTTTCTTTTAGTTCAAGAAATATACCTTTATCTCCTTCTGGTATTTCGCCATAACCACTCCACATACCTCTTCCAAATCCGCTAGCAGTAGGAGGAGTGTGAACGTAACCACCAAGAGACGGAGAATTATTTGACAACTCTATATCAACATTTGATTGCGTCAAAATAGTTGTAGAAGTTACAAACTCTTGATTTGAAAAATCAATAATAGGTGTTTCCATTTTTGGAGAAATAACCCATCTATATATATCTGTTGTATTTGTCGCTGTGCCAGCAAGGTTTGTAAGATTATTTGTCACAAGATTAGAAAAGTTTCTAGATAATGTTTCAAGTTGAACAGATTGCTGTCTCTCTTCTATCCGTCCATCTAATTTTATGGATGAATTAAGAGGCATTACGAATGAAGAATATAAACTACCTGAGGTGTATGTGCTGTCGTCTAGGAACCCTGTATTGATAAATTCAGTTTCCATCTCTTGAAATATTTCACCAAGAGTATATTTGCCAGATATTGTTGGCTTAAATGACATTCTTGCTATTGAATCGCCATAAAAATATGGAGGAGTATATGCACAATATCCTGGATCTCTTAGGGTCTCGGCGAGTATTATTGAGTTTTCTATTCTTTCTGCGTCTGCTACAGAACCGGTCCAAAATGAAGGACCAAAGTATCTTCCACTCATTCGACCAAAATTATCAGCAAGTGATGAAGAGTGCGCTTCGCACATAACAATATTATTTTTTCTTAAAACAACATCCATATAATATGTTTTATTGCTATCAAAAGAAAGAAAGTCGGAATCTGGTTTTGATATGAACGTATTTAGAGTTGAATCTTTTAGAAAAAAGTTTATAGTTTCTGCTAGGAAATTATTTATACTGAGCGTGTAAACCGGGGAGCCTTCACTAAGTTTTTCAAAAAATCCCTGAAATGTGGTGTCCGTGCCCACTCCGTATTCGGAGGCATTGAATTGTTGATTTAGTTCTTTATGCTTCATCATTCTATTATCTTTTGTTTCCAAAGAAGATGATAAAGGTATATTTTGTAGATTTAAAAGAGATTCAAATGTTATTTTAAATTGAGGCTTTTCTAAAAGAGGTATAAGTAAACTACCCGCTGGTATACTCCCAGTATATATGCCCCAGTCAACTGCGATACCAGATTTTATTAAATTATAAAATATGCCAGGAGAGTATAGTGGCTCTAAAAACGCACTTTCTTTCATATACTGGACTAGTTTGTCGCTTTCTTCTCTCAATATAAGTTCACCCGGAGAGAGAGAGGACGATAAAAATATACCGCCGCCAATTGCATTGGTGTCTAAATAAGATTGTTTTAAGTAATTTACAAGCTGCAAACTGCGATCTTGTGGATAAAAGCCATTATAAGGAAGAAGTTTCTTTACTCCATCAACAACTATCTTGATTGTATCTTCCTCACAAAATTCATTATTATCTCTATCAATATTGGTTTTATAATTAAATCGGAGATCGTTAAGATATTCTTGTAACGTTATTTTTGTTGCATCTCCACTGTATTCTGTGACAAATTGAGATATTTGATCTGATATCTTAAACTCCGGTATTTTAGAATAACTTATCAAGTTATCATTTGATAATGTCTTTATATCAACATAATAATCTTCATATGAATTATACCACGGATTTTTACCAGATATTTTTTCTGTAAATCTATTTAAACCAAGATCATGTGTCATGTTGTTATATACTGTACTGGAGTCCAGTTCTGCAGACGTAAATATAATACATGCGTGTTGATAAATCAGGTTTGGAGACAATCTGAGAGACGAAGGATCTGATGTTTTCTGTAGTGGATAAAGTCCAGAACTTAAAATAACGTTGTAATCATCTCTTGTAGTAGTAGAAATATTTTTAAAAAAATATAGTTCAGTTAACTGATTTACCGGTTGAATTATGTTCGTATAAGACCCGCCAATTCCGAGGTCGAAGAAAGAATAAATAAAAATCATCTGGTTATTTAGCTCTGCAGATTTTTTATAAGATAAATCTATGTACGACTCCATCGTCGGGAAAGTTGCAAACTTAATATATTCTAAACTATTACCTTCACTGATATATTCAAGAGCAGCAATACTTGGTGTTTGAAATGGCAAATCATAAACAGATTCAACTTGATCACCAAGAGAAGTAATATAAGTTCTTCTTGTTCTCATGCGATCTTCTTGGCTATCTCTCCAAAAAGATCGTTGAGTTCCAAGTTGACGATCATAACCATCAACACTATAGCCAGGTTGATCGGTTATATAATCTGTTCTTTGACGAACATCTTTTAGTAATGCCTGACCTGGTTTTGGAAATATTGTTTCACTATAAGTGTATCCAACAAGCTTATCTATTGGATTTTCATTTTCTTCTACAGAACCATTGTAATATTCTAACAAGCTATCGTATATTTGTCGTTCTTTTTTATCTAATCCCAGTGTTAGATTTAATTGGTTACTTGCAAAATACTGTAAATTATTTGCATATGTATGAGTTAATTCAAAACCAGCATTTATATTTTGAGAATCTTTTAATATAAATTTATGTTTTAATGGCTTGTTGTTTGTATAAACAGGACTTTCTTTAACATTTAAAATTGTGCCATTTTTTCTTGAATTAACAACAATTCTTTCAACTACTCCCATTCCTGTTACAACTAGTTGTGATATTGAACCTGTATAACCTGAATTATTTGGTTCAATAAGAGTAGAGATTATATTTGTGTTTTCTGTTGTTAATTTTCTTGTTACAGGATGTTCAGCATTTCTTATACTCTTCCAGCTTGCTCCTTGGTATGGGCCGTTAAAATACGTAGAATAGCTTATTATTCCTGTGTCTTGTGGACGGATATTTACAGAAGAAGTAAAGTTTACAAGTGGTAGATTTCTACTTCCAGCAAGATCCAATAGAGTGTTTTTTTCTACATCAGATGAATATACATGTGTTGGGACCGGTATATTGCTATTATCCAGCTTATGCTGAACATATTTCTTTGGCTGTTTATTGTAATCAGTCTTTGTTGTCCTATATATTTCTACTATTTCTTGTTCTGTTAGAGCCCGGTTCCAGAAATATACTTCATCCAATCTTCCGCCTTGCAATTCAGAGCCTCGGCCAACTGAAAGTGTTATACGAGAAAGATTGAATATCTTGTTTTGCTGGGTGGCTTTACTAACCAATCCACCGTCCAAATAAACTTTTGTAACTGTTGGGTATGTTGTCGTCTGGATGACGTCTCCCACAAATGTTGTTATTCTTCTTCTTGTTGTTGTAACATCACTTGTTAAGGTCACTAAGTGCCAAGAGCTATCTAGCAAACTTGAACTAAGCTGATATTCTGTTGTTAATTGAGAGCCGGAAATAGTCAGACCACACAAAGAAGAACTAACATTCATTACAAGTTCATTTTGTGTTGAAGAACCAGAATAAACTAATAATGTTTTTTCTCCGTTGCTTGCACTATTTGGAAAATTTACCCAAAATGAAATAGAAAAATCTCTTTCAGATATTTCAGATGATATACTTGAAGCGTCTACATAACAATCATTACTTGATGTAAAAAATAAATATTTTCTATCCCTATACATCGTATTTGTATAGGTGCTAACGTGCATTTCGTCTTTATCTATAGCGCCACTTATACCTAAATGATCCCCAAATGGACCCTTTTGTTGAAATTCTAAATCAGTAAAAGCACCGTTAGAATTATAAGAGTTAGAGATGGAATATGGAAGATTATAACTCTGATATTCTATAGGTTGCTGACTTGAACTTACAGAATCTGCAATCCATTTATATCTTAAATCTGTTCTTGGAATTGCATGTTGAACCCAAAAGTTATCGTGCTTGGAGCCAGTAAAATAAGAAGTACCAGTTATAAAAACTTTTTGTAGTGTATTTCTATTGATACCATGAATCGTTACAGCATTAACGGATCCGGTGTCTGGTAATAATTTATAAGTACTACCAGAATTAAACTGTGCTGCATGTTGAGTTAGTTTATTATAATATGGCTGTCTAACTCCAATATTTCTTGTTATAAGAGAATTGTTTGGTGCACATTCTTCACCTTCTCGGTCAAGCGCCCCTCTTGAGCTGACTTCTTTGCCGCCCGGGGCGTTAAATCTTTGTACAAATACTGTTTTATTATTTGGTTGTTCCGGAAGAGTGTACGGAATGTTTTGTTCGATAAAAAATCTGTCGAACTCTACAACCGAGCTACTAACACAGTTTATATAAAATTTACTTCCATTTTCTGATACTTTTATTGAAGAAACAAGACCGTTAGCAAAAAAATTAGTATCAGAAGTTATTGTTGATTTATTTAACCACTCACCATACAAATTATCATATATATAAACAGCGCCAGTAGTCTGTGAAACAGAATTGATATAACCTTGTGAGGCTACAAAAATTGAATTTCCTTGCTGATCTATGGCAACAGAAGAACCAAAGTTAAAATCTGTTCCTGGTTCTGGCGGTAACAGAATTTTTTCTTCTTTCCATCCGTCTATCGAAGAACTAGCAAATATTACAGCACTTCCTTGACCATCAAAATTTCCATTAATAGCAGAAATATAAGCACCGGCTATCATTGTATTGAATGCCTTATTCAATGAGATCTGTAATCCCATAAATTGAAGATCGCTTGAGCTTCCTGTAATATATGCTGTTTCTTGCCAACCAAAAGAGCCACTTTCAAACATTATAACACAATTTTGAAATCTGCCACCGGCAGCTATTTTAGTGCCATCAAAGTTAATTTTTACATCTGCACCAAGTTGTCTAGCAAGAATACCGGTACTGGATGTAAGAATTTGCTGTAATGCCCATCCTCCAACAGAAGAACTATTGTAAATAAAAACTCCACCAGCAGAAGTAGAAGGAACGTTATGTGTCGTAGCTCCGACGGCTATTACATCTCCATTTTCATTTATATCTAATCTACCACCGAATCCAATATTAGCTGCTATACCAGATAACAGAGTTGCTTCTTGTGTCCAACCAAGTGAACTACTTCTGTATACAGCAATTGCACCGGCAGAGACTACTGGAGTATCGCCATTATACGATGCAGCAATTATTGTTCCATCGTAATTTATTGCAATAGCTCTTCCCAGATTATCTGATGTTGGATTACCATCACCGCTTGATGTTAGAAATGCTTCTTGAACCCATTCAGAATTAATATTTTTTCTAAAAACAGAAATGGCACCTGCACTACTACTCGGAATATCTGAGTTTGGTGATGACGCCAATAATGTATTTGAATCACCGCTAATATTAATTACAGAACCAAAAGCATCGCCAGCCGGATTACCGTCACCACTTGAGGTGATGTAAGCCTTTAAACTAGAAGAGTAATACGCAGGTATTGTAACAAATTTACTTGTCAAAACGCCAGAAGCAGTTAAATTGTTTTGTATTAAACTTTGGTTTATATTTCTACCGGATGTTTGAACAACTTGATAATTGTGTTCAAAATTACCAGCGATATTTCCGCTTGTTTGTATATTTTTTATATTTACAGGAGATTTTGCGGTGGTATCTCTTGTTAAAAGACTTCTTGGCTTATGTATGCCGTTAACATCTGGTCCATACACTTTAACTGAGCCAGCTGAAGCAGATATAATATATGCCTCTGGTCTGCTGTCAGAATCATCAGAACCTTCGTTTAGTTTAACATGGCGATTCTGGTTGCCACCGACGTGTTGTGCGGTAAACGGACCTTGTAATGGAGAATTTTCTATGCCACCATATTCATCTTTATGGTGATTCACTATATCAATGTTATATCCAACACTAGAAGTTAATTGTGTGGCGTATCCAGTATTCACTGAAGAACTTACAATAGTAAACGGTAGTTTACCTCTTGTGTTAATATCTGTCATTGTTTTCCCTAGCCTATTTGTCTGAACAGTCTTTTTTCTCAATAACTTTGAGTACATCAATCTCTAAATATCCGCCCGAACCAATTTTTGTTATAGGTTTTATAACTTCTATGTTACTTGGGTTTTTATTTACATATATCTGTATATCTGTACCAAAGTCTGCCATTCTTGTAAACTTCTTTTTATACTCTGTTGATAATACTTGAAAGATTCCATTTAGGCTACTTTCTCTTTCTTTTCTTTCTTTCCACCAAATACAATTTGTATTTTCAACTAATGGAATTGGCGCATGTCCATATTTCCAATTATATTTTAATTCGCCAATTGTCTTGACAGAACTTATTGGTGGTTCTGCGCCAAGTTCTATTGAGGGTAATTTCCAAGCATATTTGTTTCTTTCAAAAATGTGACTTTCAACGACGTCAGAAATATCTGGCGAGAAATCCGCACTTGCTGGAATCAGTTGATACGTCATTTTTGTGACGGCACTGTCTATCCATTTAAAATAATCAACATATTTTTCTAAATCAGGAGAATTTGAAACTCCCTGGAAGAACATTTCTCTTAGTTTTACTAATTCGCGATATTCTCTTTCATATCTGTATTGCGGTTTACCAATTATATTATTAAATTCTGTTATTGTTCCAAAGAATCTTATCATTTCTTCGGAAATTGTTTGATACATACTTTTTTCTAGAGCAAAATGATAATTTACTGGCCTTGAGTCTCTTGTGAATATTTCGTTATCTTGATTTAAGATACTAATCAAATCAGAATCCATCATATTTTCTGGTAGTCTGTGTTTTGCAATACTGACATAGCCATTTTCAACCATGTCACTATTATTGCGAAAAAAGAAATCACCAACAGCATTATATGTTTTATTTGTTATCTGTCCTATTGTTCCATATTCATTCGTCAGAGAACCACTGGTTATATCTAAAACTGTGAATTTTGCATCAAATGAATTTGTAGGGCCAACTCCGGAACCATTATCGGAACCTGTTACTAGATTAAAGTCCCAATGTAAAGCAAGAGTTTTCTGTTGTGGCAACTCGTTGAGACCTCCACTATACAAAGTTTCAATATTTGATATAGGAGAGTTTTGACCAAATATTGTTGGGTCTTTTGCATGTTGTTGTATAAGGCTATTATCAAGATAAGAAAGCCAATATCTAACACTTGAAAGTTTTATATCGCTATTGTGTATTAATGATCCTGTAAAGTTTTGTCTGTGTGAACCAGCATATATTCTCTTGGAATCTGCAAAATAATTTTCTGCTGTTGCTTGAGGAATAGAAGCGGTTAAATATATTTCATCTTGTATGAAATCTTGAACTGTATTTATCGCATAAAATTCAAAAAGATAATCTCCAACATCTGCACCAATAACTTTTAAGCTATTTGGATATTTTTCATGTCTTAACTTAATTGCTATATTCCATTTTTGATTTGTGTACAAATCTCTTGTGAACGAAGATGTTAGATTTATTCCAAGATAAGATGAAGTTACTTGAAAATATCCATCACTTGAATCTTTATCTGGCTTGACGATATAGACTTCTAAATTTGACAGGTCTGAACCAAACCAAGTTGTATCACCTGGAGCGAGTGTATTTGCGGAGTGAATTCCTAAAACAGAACAAGTTAAGAAGTTTTTTGGAAAGTAAAACTTCTCAGATTGAGAAAAGGTTAATGGTATAACAATTTCAGCTTCTAATGTAGAACCGTGATAAGCAAGTTCTGGGTCTCCTGCTATAAAAGATCTAGAATTTGAATCTAGACTTGAAGTCATTTGATAAATTGTGCCTTGAACTCTGTCTTGATCGTTAAAGTTTATAAGTTTTTTCTTATAATATGTGTTTAAAAATCTGTCATCAAAAGTATAAACAGAATCGTTTGAATATATGTTAAGTTTTATTAACTCTTCATCAACACCAAAGCATCTTAGTAGATTTCTTATTGATTTTTCTGTTCCCTTTGATTTTTGAATATATGATAAGTTATTATAAATGTTTTGATATATGTGATTTTTTATATTAAATAATCGTTCTTCATATAAAACATTTTCATTTCTATTGCCTAAATTTTCTAATATGCTTGAATTAGTAAACAAATCTTGAGTCATGAATCCCATAGATTCAAGAAGCTTCATAGCATAAGGAAATGCTCTTCCATTCTTATATGACACTTCTTTTATTGAAGGAAGATACTTTATCTTGATAAACAATTCATCAAAATAAGAGCCAATTATCTGTGTAAGTTCATATAATTTATTGCTATCATTTTCTTGATCACCTTCTATTATCCAAGCGGGAATAGTATAGTAAATCATAGAACTGTTATTATTATCGTGAAGCGTTCCGATTTCCTGCTTTTCTATCAACAAAGATTGAACATCCGGATGAGTTAAGTATATTACTGGATCTTTGACCTCGGTGTTGGCGGCGTTAGATTCAACTATTGCTGAATTCGTGGAGCGACTACCAGATACATATCCAGTCCAATATCCATTAGAAAATCTACCAGAATAATCTAAAATCTTATTATCATATTTTGTATCTGTAGATGTTAAGCTATAGATGCCTTCATTAAATTTATAATATACACCAAGATTGGTATTCGCAGTATCTGTGTTTGTTCCACCGTTAACATCGGTAAACCAAAAACGAGAAATTTCTCTTTCTGCTCTTTTACACTTCCAATATCTAAATTCATCTAAAGAGCCAGATAATTTTCCGTATCCCAAATCTGCATTTCCGCCACTAACTTGGGTTCCAAGACTACCAATCCAACCGAGCATAGGACCATAAACTCTTGATATTGTGCTACCGGTTATTACTTTTTCATTTAATGTACCATTTAGAAAAAGTTTAAATTCTATATTACTGCCGCTGTTAATTGCTGACAAGGAATAATGCTGCCAACTTCCACTACTGATGCTTAGATTTTGCCCAATTGAAAAATTTGAGATACCACTTGAACCAGAAGATAACTCAACAAAGAATTTGTTTTCTTCTCCAACTAATCCAGGATGTATTTCAACTCTAAATCTTCCATAATCAGTACCAAAACTGCTGCTATTCCAAAGATCAAAAATTACCTGTTTACTACTTCCATTAAGATCGTTTTTCTTCAACCAAAATTCAATTGTGGCTCCTGTATTACCATCTAAGAGTAGATTACTTTCTCTGTTTTCAAGAGGTTCTAGAATATTTGAGGTTCCAAATAGATTGGAAACCTTGAACGTATCCATATTTGGTGCCGTATTTGGACCACCTTTTATGGAGATATATTCTTTATTTATTGGATTTGAATAATCGTCAGTTGAAATAGAAGAGGTTGAACCATAAACAAGACCAAGACTTACATAACCATTATTTCTTGGATACTCATTCTCAAAAATATAATTTTGCAAATCAGAAGAAGTTTTAGTCCATTTTAATTTTTCGGCTGAACTTCCGTCGTATGGATATTTTTTTGTTATTGATTCAATAGAATCTGTATAGTATTTGTTTGCCGAACCGAAAAATGCAAAATTTTTAGGATCTGTGTAATCAATGTCTGGCTTTATTAATTTTCGCTCTTCAAGCTCTTGAACGATATATTCGCTTGACTCTACATCTTTTGACAAATCTTCAAAATTAGTAGAAGTTAAAATTTTTGTTGATTTTTTACCAAATAAATCTTTTAAAGACATCACTTATCAACCCTAAATTTAAAAGTTTCCTTCATTTCATAAAAGGAATTGTTATAATCAAATCCAAACAATAGCTTATATGCGTATCCTGGTTCAAATAATTTCATATCAAGATCAAAATAATTTCCTTCACTATCATATGAAGTTAAGGTGTGTTTATAAGTTCCTGTGCCATAAGAAACAACTTCGTAATTATCTGCCAATCTAACAACTCTATAATATAGATTTTCTATAATACTTTTTTCTGGTTCATATGCGGCGATATGATAAATGTTTGAATCCCACATTTTATTTTTTATTTCAACTGTCATTTTTGCAAATTCAGAATTTCTATAAGTTTGTCTTAATTGCGGCATGGTTAAAATATATTCAGGAATTTGGTTATCATCTGCAGCATCATATGTACTAGCGTAGATTACAGAACCAGTATATAGTTGTGTGCCACTAAGTGTTGACCAAACATCATATAGGTACTCATATGAGCCGCTTAGTCCCACAGAGGCAGTATACACACCGGTAGAGTAGAATCCGCCTGTCACAGAGGTTATAGAGCCGTTTAATAATGCTAATGGAACGCCTATTGGACCACTCGCTATTGTGCCACTGTATAAACTGACCAATAAAGAACCGGTTCCAACAGCTGGTATATTTTTAAGCTGTCCTCTGACACTATTTATCATAAATAAAGTATTTAAATTATCTTCTGGTGCGACTAAATCATCGCTCAAATAAAATGAATTTCTTCTATCTTTAATTGATGAGTTACTTCTAACTTCTATCCATGGTTTTTTATAAAAATACTGACTTCTTCTGGCGAAGAATTTTTTAACATAATAGGACTCAGTATCTCCTTCTAAGAGTGAAGATAACGAGATCAGAAAACCGTTATTTGGAATAGAACCAGATATCCAGTCTTCTACAAAATTGGTTATATCAACTTCTAAATCGTCAACAGCACCCTCAATTAAATGTTCCACAGAAGAAGAATACGTATCACCGCCTTCGTTAATCCAAGCAGATGTAGAAGATGCACTGATCCAGTTAGCTACACCGGTGTTAGTGTAGCCTTCCATGTCCAATCCAACACCTTCAAGCCATGTTCCGGATACCGGAGCAATAGCAACAGTTATATTATCCGGAGTTGAATCGCTGTTTGAAGCATTACTCAGTTTCAATATAAATTGGCAGCTTCCGCTTTGTGCAATTATTTTATTATTTCTATCAGAGATTATTTCTGAGACGGGAAATTGGATTAGAACTCTTGATTTTTCATACGAGCTTGTTGTTACCTGACCATATATAGAAAATATTTCAAGTGTATCTGATGCACCCATATTTGAATATATTCCGCGACTGGTTTGATTTTGCTTATAAGCATCAGTTATGGTCGTGTCTTTTTCTGCTATATATCTCTTAATAGACATTAACTAATTTCTCCATATATATCAGATCTTGGAAAGCGTATTTCAAAAATAATATTTTTTGGCGCTTCAATATATCTTCCGTCTCTAGACATAAATCGATTTATGTCAAAAAGTATATCAGAATAATCTATTCCATTTTTCTGTTCTACCTTGACATTCTTTACATCATTGACGCCTTTGACATTTTTAAGTAATGTGTAAATGTCACTTATAAAAAATGCCTCTCCAATAAATTTAGTTTTAGAATATTCTCTTTCAAGAGCCGATATACAATCTCTTAAAACTTGTGAGCTATCCGCTTCCAAGTCAGAAACAACACTAAATTTAATTGATAAATTAACTATTTTTGCATCTAAGATATCTATAGTATCGTTTATCATTTTGTTTTTATTTAACCAAACTTTTACATTTTCCTTGATAGATTGATTCGTATTTACTAATGCACCTACAGAATCTTCTGATACCACATAGATATTTATATTTCTTTTATAAGGGTCATAATCTCTAGATATAGATGCTCTTTTTACGCTTCCAAACTCCGGTGGCATGTTGTAAAGCAGTGCTTCATAGTCTTTTTCAGTTACAGCTCTATTCTGAGAACCAAAAGTATTATATACTCTAAATTTTAATTCTTCTGAGTTTATGAGAGGGGTATCACCGACTATCGGCTCTTCATTATTAACTTCTAAAGAAGAACGAACAGAGTTTATTTTTGTTGTATCTAAATTTCTGGTATCTCCAAAATCAAACAATGCACTTCCAACAGAAGTTAAAGTTCCGGCACCAGTATTAACATTATCAGAATTATTAGCACGAACAATAATTCTTAAAGTAGTGTTTGAAGGAACTACACCTAATTTATCTGATTTTATTAAATTATTAGGATCAAAATCTTTATCTGAAATATAGTTTTTTCCATATATTTCCAGGGTAACAGCAGAAGGATCGATGAGTTCAGAATTATAAGTGTCACTAGTCACATCGCCAGTTCCAAATTGCAAGTAAGTTTTATTTTTTTCTCTTATAACAACAAATCTTCTTGGAACAGAAAAAGGTTTTAAAATACTTTTAACTTCTGTATTACTGTCGTTGTTATCTCTATTCAAAATTGCACGATAAACAACATCTTGACTTAAATAATCAACTTCATAATATTCATTTCCATCTAAGTCTGTAACGGAAATTATTTCAGTTAAATAATCAATATTTACTGGTATTTTCAAAAATCTTTGGTAATCAGTAACATCATAGAATGTTTGAGTTAGATATCCAGATTGAATTCTTCCATGTGCCTTGACAGCGTAAGTTAAAGGAAGCCCGGTAGTTTCATTGACAGTGCCGACAACAACTTCATTGTCTTCTCTGTTAAAATAAACATCTTCTATTAATGAAAATGAAGTCCCGGTCCTGTTTTTCAATGTGCTGTTTTTTTTCAAAATTGGCATATAATTTTCGTCTGGTGCATTGCCAAGAGAATTCGCCGGAATAAGAGCAAAAAATGTGCCCACTCCGTGAGAAGATGGGTTTTCTGTATATTTAAATCCAAATGGTTTTGATAATTTAAGAATATTATCAAATTCTGAGGCTGTGTCTAGAAATGTCTCGTTAGCAGTATAATCAAGATAAAAAGATAAATTATCTCCAACATACGCAACCGTATCAAGCATCAAGCTTCCAAATCCAACTTCGCTAAAGTCTTTGTACGTATCAGGATAATATTTTTTTGCGTGCTCTACAAGAGCATCTTTTATGGATTGAAAATCTCTAGCCAAATAGTCAATTGGTATGTTTTTTTTCGGCATTAAAAAATCCTCTAGTATAAATAGAACTTCACGAAGTTATAATGGTACCATTTGATTCTATGGTTAAATTTACATTGGTTCCAAGTGGAATAATAAAATATGTTATAGAAATACTAAGTAATGAACCATCAATATCTGTATTCCCATAATTAATATCTTTAATCGATATATATGGAGCATAAACTTGTATTTGATTTTTTAATCTTTCTTCAAAATTTAATTTTAAAAATGAACTATAGTTTTCAAATAATAATCTTCTTATGCCTACGCCAAAATTACTATCCATTATTCTTTCACCTGGATTTGTCAGGAGCAACATTAGAAAATTCTGATTACTCAGTGTTTTCAAGTCAGGAATTAAATTGTAACCTTGTTCGGTTGCAAGTTTTAAGGGTAGCTTTGGTGCGTATCCAGCCATATATTATTTTCCTACAATAATTATCACATACCGTATTTTTTATAACCAGATAAGTCAAAACAATATTTTCTTAATTCTTCTTTTATTTTATCATTTTCTATATTTAAATCTAAATTATCAGAAAACTCTAAAGATAAAAGCAACAATTCAGCACCCAATAAAACCATACCAGGTATAGTTAATGGCGGTCCAACGCCTATACCTGCAGGCGCAACTCCAAAAACTGTTATTGGTAATTGTGCCATTGAGTATATTGCCAGCGGGCTTAATGCCAATGGCAACTCAGCCGGCACTGTTGGACCACCAAAAGGATTTGGTAATTGAGATGCCGCAGCTAACGATAACTTGACAGCTTCTCTTATAATAAGTGCTAAACTTATATTTGGGTCAGTCATCTGACAATAGTATTGTAAAACATATATGGATGCTTTTAATAATATTTTTGGTATTGCAGAAGAATTAAAATCTTTGAAAGCCTCAATAGATGACATTTTTTCAAAGAAATCATCCAAATCATCTTTGTTATAGATTGACAGCATCTTTGCAAAAATGTTATTTATTATTTCTTTTCTAACGCTCCTAAACGGAGCTACAATTTTGTCATCTGATAAAATTTGTGTGCTTGACAATATTGTCAAATTGGTAAGTAAATTATCGTTTGTAAGTATTGAATAAAATTCTTTTAATTCTTTATTGCAAGAAATCTTTGTTTTCAATAAGTTAGTTAGTGGATTTGATTCGCCTTTTTGTAATATTGGTATTAACTGCTTCATATGAGAAACAGTAATTATTCCTCTTTCTCTAATGTTTTGTGTTTCTTTTATAATCGGGAAAGCATTAATAACACCAAATTTTCTTTTGCCATCTTTATTGGATTGTGGTCCCATGAACGGAATGACATAAGTTTTTTCAGACAAACTATTAATAGTATCAAATAACAAGCCATCTAGCCAGAATTTATTTTTATTCGCAGAGTCTAGAACACCCAGATTTTCAGTTATTGGATATTTATATTGTGTTACATTTAAACCAGGATTAAAATTTATTGATGTTTCTTCTTTTAATTCTGTGTCTGGTATATATACCACTCTCATTTCGTATGTAATTTCTTGTGAAAAATAAGAATTTAATGAAGTGTTGCTTGGAATGTCTTTTAATAATTTAGAAAATTGATTAAAAGTCTGTGCACCATAACAATTTAATTCATATTGTCTAAGATGAATATCTTCAAACTCTTCTTTAACATCAGGAACGTTTATGTAATGCTCTATTAGCAGATTTGGACCAGCAACATATTTATTTTCCTGTTGTTTTATAAATTCTTCTGTTGAAACATTATCAGTAGTTATTTCTTTTAAATCAGATTTCATTAAAAGTTCTGGTATTAATATTGATAAAAAGTCTTTTTCTTGTGAATTCTGATCTATATCAGCACATTCATTAGTTAAGTTTTCTTTGACTTTTTCATTTGTTGAAGTTATATAAGATAATTTATCAAATATTATTATAAGTTCGTTATATGCAATATTTCTTGTTTGTAATAATAAAATTTCATTATATTTATTTTTTATTTCAGAATTCAAACATGCAATATAATTTTCAATTTTTTTCTTATATTCTTGATTAGAATTAATTAAATTTTCTGTATATAATTTTCCTAAATAAGAATTAATGATACTTCTATCTTCTTCAAGAGATAAAATTTGTCTTTTAAGTTCTTTTATTTTTCTAAAGAGCTTTATGTTTTCTGGTTTTTCTAATTCTTTAGAAAACATAAAATCATGTATATAACTTACATGTTTTTGAGTTAATTCAATAAGACTTGCTTTGTTTAGTAAATTAGATACATAAGCTATCTCTTTATATACCATTTCTGCTATATAAGTTGGTAATAACAAATCGTCAATTATTTTTTTATTATAATTAAACACTCTTAAAGGAAACAATGCTCTAAATGACATTTCCGTGCACGCAGTTCTTATAAGAGATAGATACAGACCATCTATCAAAGAAAAGTTTAATAAATTATCTTTATCTTTAAGTATTTCTTGTAAATCACTTAAGTTGGTTAATTCATTTGATCTTTCTTCCATTATCTCGGATATAAATTGCTTTAATTCTGCAGTTCCAAATAGTCCTGGATCTACTTTTAAATCTTTCTGCTGTTTTGTTGGTTTAGGGCAAAAATTAATATATTTTAAAGGAGTATCAATATTTGGACTAACCATAGCTGGTAAAGAATTACCTTGCATGGCTAGAGACAATCCTGGAAATATCGTGTCTAATCCTCCTTTTATTCCTGTGATATATTTTTCTTTTTGCAGAGAATCTAGATTTATTGGCTTCAGTAAGCCATCTTGTGATATTGCTTTAGTTATTTTTTCATAAATAAGTGATAAAAATTGATCATAGGATTTAGAAGAATATTGTTTAAGCTTTTTATTGAAATAAGAAAAGCTGATTAAGTTAGAATTAGTGAAGTCTAGATTCGAATATACTGATCTTGATAATGCATTATTGAATTCTTGTCTTAAGTCTAAAACACCTTCATGTGCAGAATTTGTGTCTATATTTTGATCGTTAATTTTAAAATTAAATTTAACTTCTTCTTGTGCCTTAGAATTTCCCTGATAAACAGTTATATTATTTATATTATTCGTTATAATATTTTGGATTTTCCAACTGCTGCCACTTAAAGACATGTTCATTTCTTTTTCTCTTGTACTTGAAAAGCCTTTTGAACCTGTTAAAGTTATTTTTAATTGTTGCGGCGTGCTATCGATAGATAGGCTTTTTGAAGAACCGTAAAAACTATCCGTAAACAAAGCACCATATACAAATTTTGTTTCTTCAATTTCTAATGGATCTTTAGGTTTATCCTGGTAACCACCTTTGTTAACCAAGTCTTTATATTCAGAATTTTCAAAATTGCCTCCTGATCCTGATATGAGTTTTGGAACTTCTCTTTTGAATGGCTTTTTAACCATTAAATTTGAATAAAAATCATTACAACCAGCTTTAAATTTGCTAGAAATATTTTTTAAATTATAATTTATAATATCTGATTTTGCTTTTTCAACTGCTTGAATTCTTTTACCATTTGGTAATTTGCCTATAAGCAGAGGCTTAAATATGGAATCTTCTATTTTATTTTTTAGTGTTTGCGGTGATGAACTAAGTAAATCTTGTAATAAATTTCTATATAAATCATCCGGTGATGGTACAACTTCAGAGATGTTCTGTGGCTCATCGCTTATATCTCTGTCTGTATCTAAAGTAGGAGAAACAGGATCAAGACAAACCACATTTCTAGTGTTTAAAGAGTTTGAAGTATAAAAACTTGACATAGCTACTAATTCTTGTCTAACTGCATCTAGTCCTGTTGTATTTCCCAAATAAGTAAAAATTCCATATAAAGTCCCCGGTGTTAATAAATAAGATAATTCACTTCTATTGTTTATTATATATTGTTCTACTTGTTGCAGATCTTTATCCATAGGGCTATAAAACAATCTCATAAAAGCATCAGCAGACATTATTCTCGATAATTCTGCGACTAATCCTGTAAGAGATTGTTGTATCTCAACTTCAGTGGTAGCAGAGCTTCTTGCTGTATTTAAAACTTGTAAAGTTTTTGATTTTGATAACGAACTTGCACTTCCTGCTGCTCCCAAATCTACGTTGATTTGAAGTTGTGAGTTTTGCTCTATTGCAATCGGAGGATTTAATGTTTTAGCAATATTTACAAATGATTTTGTATAGGCAACAGGATCTATTTGCGGATTACTGCTAATGAAATCATCTAATACAAAATTACCTCTTGCTAATTGATTCAATGCTGCAAGAGAAGTACCTGTGACACTACCGTTTGCTTCACCGGTTAAAGCTGCAGCTATTAAGTTTTTTATGCCACCACAAGTTAACAATTCTTGTAATATTTTTATTATAAAAGCAACAATACTGTCAAAAATAATTTGAACTATTGCTAGATCTAAACTAATTTTTAAATCTAAAAATATATCAATTTCTGGTAATTGTGGCAGCTGTATTGAAAATAGCATAGGACTAATATTGAACAAATCTACTATGTTGCATAAAATATCTGTATTTATTCCATAGTTTACTTCTAGCAAATCTAAAAAATCATCAATCATTTTTAGTTCTTCTAGCTGCATATCTTTTCGTGCTCTTATTTTATCCAAATCGGTTAACGAAGAAGATTGTTGATTTAATTTTAAATCTTTATATTGTTTTAATTTTGATTCATACGCTTCCTGCAACGTAGAATTAATATCATCTCCGGTATTAAGAACCCTATCATCTGCGAAATCTAATGCTTCGCCTGGGTCTTTTCTTTTGTCTAGTTGGCTAAAAACAATTCTTTTTCTTTCATTATTTTGAATTGCTCTTTCTAAATCTCTGATTTCCTCAAGAAGTTTTTTTTCTCTTTCGTCTTTTAAGTTATCAATTTTAAATTGATTAATATCTTTATATAATTCCACATAAAGACTTTCAGGAAATGCTTTATTGAATATATTTTCTAATTCTGAAAATCTGAATCCTCTAAGGATATCTCTACAATTTGCAACTTTTGGGAGAAAACATGTTTGAAACTCTTTTAATAAACAAGATAAATTTGTTCTAGCAAAGATAACATCTTGTACTTGACTTAAACTTTCAATACCTTGTTGAACACTTATACCGCCGAGTTTATCTATAATTTTCTGGATAGAGGTTGGATCGGAAAATGAATCTTTTCTAGCCTCATAAAGACCGTAAAATCCATTATTCAGCAATGCTTCTTTGAACATTTTATTAGAATTTGGATCTCTTATTAGTGCTGCGGATGGTGTGTCTGAACTAGACTCATAGTAATATTTACTATTTTCTAGTATCAGGTTCTCTGTCATATTGCGACTTAATTTTATTTCTATTGATTTATAGAAAGAAATAGCGTCCGGAAAATTATTTGGTATAAAATATAAACTTGGAAAATTAATATAATTAAACGCTTGTGCATTTGATTCTACAAGGTTTTTATTCTTTGATAACGGGGATGCATCCTGTATGACTTGATCATTTTGGTATTTCTCTCTTTCAATTATTGTTTTTTCGTCTAATGATTGTGGAGTTGGGCAATAAAATGGATCAATATCAAAAATATTTGAATCTATGTAATTTATATCAGATAGAATTGTTAATATAGTTGGATTAAAAAAATGAAAAGATGATTTATCTTGTATTAAATCTGAACCGCCAATTATGGCAACAAATTTATTGCTTCTATCAATAGAGCCAAATGGACTTTCAAATTTTAAAAATTGTTTATTAACAAATTCAACGTTTAAATTTGAAGTAAGCTCTTGTTTTTGTTCAAGAATAACTTCTTCGGTTTGTCTCAAAAATGTTATTCTAAAAAATAAATTTTCTTTTTTTACATTTTTAGATTCAGAAGAAGAAAAAAGTTTTTGTTCAACAAAGTTATAATAATCATATTTTGAACGAAAATCTTTTAAAAATTCAAAAGAACATAACTTCTCTTGCAATGATTTTTTAATTTCAGTTCTGATTAAAAAATCAACCAATCTTATTCTTGCTTTTTCTATTATTTTTGGTTCATATTCAACATCGTTGCTTTCTGTTTGATCAATAAATAATTTTTCTCCAACAACGTTAGCTATATCTTCTCTAGAGTAATAGCGGAAAACATCTATTTCTGCACCTGCAGGAAATATTTTGTCTGTTGCGTTGCTGTTTATATATTGATCAGTGAGATTGTCAGCTGTTCTTAGAATGGGAATTTTTTCAAGTAAATTATATATTATATTTTGTTCTTCTGGATTGGAGGATGAAATAGAGCTTTTAACAAATAATATTTTTTCTCTTATTTCTTTTGAATAATTTATAGATGATACTTCAGAACTTCCGAAAAATGAAGAATCTGAGCTTATTTGTGAATTTGTTATAGAGTCTAATTTTGTTAATAAAAAATTTAAATTATTATAATCGTAAGATGCACTTGCAACATTATCCAAATATGTTTTTATTTCTATTTCTTCAAAAATATCAACCTTTAAATCTTTATATGGTTTCACTCCAAGCAAAGATAAAATAGTATTATTTGGGTCTGTATTGGTTGCTGCAAAGGCATCAAATCTTGAGCCGAAATCATCCATTGGTTCAGGAAAAGGAAGGTCTTGATAAGACATCATCCTTTGACTTATTAATTTAGATTTTGTTTCTTGAAATCTTTTTAAATATATATTACTTACAAGAGTTGATAAACTTTCTTTATACTTTCTCTTGTCTAATGAATTTATGATTGTTTTGTAAGTGGGGTCAAAGTTTAAAAAATCTCTACCAAGATCTTTTAAATCTATATCGCAATTTTTTAAATATTTAACTAATTTATCTACTTTTTTGTCTACAGTAGATAAATCAACGCTAAAACTCGTCGCAAGTATGTTTTTTTGTTCTGGATTTCTCATATCAGTTTGTCTTATTGTGTGGGCTATTTATGTAAGCATTCTCATTCTTTACTAAGTAGGTTTTTCTTAAATTTTCCACGTTTGGAATTCTTAAAGTTGAATTATTAATATTTAATAATTGTTTTATATCACTATTATTTAGCATCATATTTCCCACCAGTAGTGGGTCTGTGCCGCGCAAAAGTTCCTTGGCAGTGAAATCAGATAAATGAGTGTGTTCTCTTACCGCGTCGTTTATTGAGGTTTGCTTATCAGAAAACTGTTGAATAACGCTGTATATATTAGTTATTTCATTTAAAATTTTGTTTAAAAATTCTTCTAAATTTCTTCCAAGAACAAGAGGATGTAATTCATCAACTACTTCAGCAGTGTTGTTGCCTATCAAATGTATTCCACTATAATCTCTCTTCGGATGTGATGGTGGTGGAGTGTTTGTATTCGGTGGCAGCGGTGTATCTCTTTGATCCATTCCGCTTATTATTTTAACTGTGCCACGAGAAAATAATCTAATTTCATCAGCCTTTAAAGCAATTGCAGAACAATTAGTTGTATTGTTGTCTTTTATCTTTGCACCAAAATTAGAATCAACGTTTGTTTGCTCGCAAATCTGAATGACAGCTGAGTCATAATAATATTGTGGACTCAATATCAATTTGCCAGCCTCACCTAACTTCGGAGGATTGTTTTTTATAGCTGTAGCCATTCCAGATACAAGTGTGATGGTTGAATTATAAGCCGCTTTTGCTATATCAGGATTATTTTGTACCTTACCACCCAATATTATATGAGTATTAAGATCGGAAGTTATTACATTTTCATTTGAAGTATTATCGTAATCTGCTGGTTTCTTGACATTTACATATAACGCAGGCTGTAATTTACTTTTATTTTCTATCTCTAATTGAATTTCTGATTTTGGCATACATTACCTTTTTAATTTAATTACTATTTCTATCAAGATTGTGTTTGAGATTGTTCAAAAGAAGTTTGCTCCAAAGATTGTTCAAAAGAAGTTTCTTCTGGGTTCTGTTGCTGTTCTTCTACTCTGGATGTTTCTGAGTCTAACTTAGGGATTGGAATTTTAGATTCATCAACCAGAGTATATCCGAGTTCTACGGGGTCGCCGTCGCTATAAACATCGTTTAAAAATCGTTTAAATGTCGCAGGAGGCATAGTTTGACAGCCTGCGCTAAATGGTGTAGTTTTTCCGCCAGGATGAAATAGCATTGATAATCCGCCGTCTTTAATTACGCCATCATCAAAAAGTCCATTTCCGTCAATATCAGTTTCAACTTTTGTTTGTAATTTCATTCTTAAATATCTATCGCCAAATTTTCCACCTGGCGAATACACTGTTTGATAAATCATAAAACCCGGACGTATGCGTGATAACTGTTTAAGGTTTTCAAGAGGGCCGCCCTTTGTAACATTTGGATCAAGATAATAAGATATTGGTTCGGTATTTCCCAAATATTCATTTACTCTTTTGTTGCCCTTAGAATCTTTCCAAACCAAAAAGAACAAATCATCATACACGCCCTTGCCAGAATTCGCTTTTGTTTCTGTAGAAACTCGAAATCCGACAATATTTTTTTCAGTTAAACCTGATCTAAAAGAACCGCCATTTTCAGGAATAAAAGTTGAAAAATAATCATATTTCTGCGTTTCACTTTTCGCGAGAATGATCTGCCGGATTACGCCTTTGTTTATTGCCACAGATTCATCTGTGCTAGGCGGTACAGAGTCGCCAGTAGGATATGGTGGAGCAATCGCAGGTAAATTAGCACTAATTGTCTCCGCTATTGTTTGAAGTGTATCAAGGAATCTTTGTCTATATTTTTCTAAAAAATCTTTTAACTCTTTCAGACTATCTTGAAATATGTCATCATCATACATTTTTTCATATAATCCAGCTATTTTATGTCCAGAAGAAATATATGGTTCTTGAAAATAATAAATTCTTACTTTCATGCCAGGAGAAGGAGCTTGAGCAGCCATACCAGAAGAATATTTTGGTGCAAAAGTATTATGCATAGAAACAGATTGATAATATTGTTTGAGAATATTATTCTGGTCAGGATTGTTGTTATTTTTAGGTAGGAAATGAGAAGAAGAATTTTTATCTAATTTTTTTAATTCAAACAATAATTCTTCTGGGTTTCTTCTGCATCCTTCATCGTGTATTGGGTCTCTTATCTTCAACAAAAAATCTTCTAAAATCCCTCCAGCTCCAGCTTTCATATTCAAGTGAGGGAGAGTATATTTTGTTTTTAGGTCTCCAACAAAAGGAGTGAGTTCAAGAACTGTGGCATTTTCAACAATTCTTGAAGTTGGATTTTGTGATAGTAATTTTATTACTTCATTTAAACTTTGAAGCCCAGGAGTAGGGTTTCTATTTAGCGTTGCTGGGTATGCTGGAGAAGCTGGTAGAACAGAATTATGTTGTCTTCCTGCTGGATTTCTGATGATTTCGGACATTTCATTCTGTCTCCTCTATTTCATTGTAAAGATTTTCTTTATCTTCTTTGTTTAGATCGCCATACTTGTCTTCATCTGTTTTTTTCATCAAACCAATTAATTTGACAAGTTGTTCATTAGAACGTTGAAGTGTTTCTAGATATTTAGCTGCTACCATACCGGTTGTAGCATATCGGTCTTGCTGCTGGCCGATATACTGAGAAACATCTTCTAACAATTCTTTTGCAGCTTCGCGATCTTTATTTATATTTTCTATAGCTTGTTGTATTAAGTTATCTCTAGATTTCATACTAATAATTACAATCTAATTAAATTTCTCCATCATCCCAAGTTTTTTTGAATTCTTTATATTTTTGTCTAATCTTATTAAGATTGTTTACAACTTGTTTGGTATTCAAATCTGTTATCTCACGCACATATAAATAAATTGCTTTTTTATTAAAGATTTCAATTGAATCTGGTTCTTTTAATAGAATGACGACTGCATCAAGAACTTTTCTCTCGTTCACTTTGAGATCAAGTTTTTTCCAACCTTCTATTTCTCCCCAAAGATGATTCCAGAATTCTTCACTTTCTCTTTTGACATCTGTCTCGTTGTGCACAACTAGATTATCGTAATCTAATTCTTTTTGATTTTCTGCATCATCAAGAAATAATTCTTTTTTATTCTGGCGGCTTACTTTTTTGACTTTGTGAATAAACCAATTTTTGGTAATAACGCTAAAATAAGAAAACGCTTTTGAACCTTTTGATGGATCAAATTTATCTAAAATTGTAGTGATCCAAATTTTACATTCTTCTTTTAGCTCATCAATGTTTGGAAGATTGTTGAATTTATAGGTAAAAACTATTTTGTTTACCATCTCATTAAACGTTGGTCCAATAAGTTTTCTATATAATTCTTGTCTTAGCTTCGCGTCTTTTGTACGAGCATATGTTACTATGGCGTCTTCATGAACCTGGGTAAAATATAGCTTTTCCGGCTGTTGAGGCGAATTTTTCTTTGCTCTCCTCATCTTGTTCGGAGTCTTCGGAATCTTCGGAGTCATTTGCTTCGTCATTTATATCCTCTTCAATAATCTCTTCGCCTTCTAATAATTCCATAACTTCTTTATACTTTTTCATATAATTACGAAAATCTCTTGAATGACGAATGAGATTTTTTAATGTCTCATCACCATAATACATTTCAAGTTCGTGTATAAAATTTATATGTTGATCAAATTCATCTAATCTTCCATATAGTTCAATTAAGTTATCAGAAACAAAATTTAATCTAAATACCAATTTATAGCAAAACCACCCTAATAGAGTGGTTGAGATTGCTAATAATATTACCAACGTTAAAAGTGTCATTCTGGTTTATACTCTATTTTGCTTAGTTCTTCTTTTTCGCGCTTTATTTCTTCACGCGCTTCTTCAATGTAGTTGTCTACAATAGAACCAGGCTTTTGTTTTATTTCTTTCTTGACTGTACCACTAAAATACGGAAGTTTTAACAAGGTTTGTTGTTTACAATCTTCACATTCTGTCATTTTTTCTCTGATGCCATGATAATATTCAAATGTATTATCGCACTTCTCACAGTGATACACATATCTAGGCATATCAACCGCCTACAAATACTGGTGAAGCTTCTTCTTCATCTTCTTCTGGTGGAGATACCCTTATTGAAGGGGGATTTGAGACAACTAATTCTCCATCTGGTCCTGCAAATAATTCAAAACTTTTTAACATTGGAACAATATCTGTTTGTGTTAATAGACTGTTTTGAAGCGCCAACATTACTGCACCGAGTGCTTGATTTGATAATTTTAAATTGTTCATTTTCATACCCTTCCGTAAGAATCTTCGTATCTTACTATATCTTCTTCTGCAAACGAAGAGCCTGTTTGAACTTCTATCACAACAAGATCTTCTGTGCCCATATTTTCTAATCTGTGTTTCACGCCGGCTGGAATGAAATAAATCATTCCAGATTGTGTTGGAGAAATATCATCGTCTAATGTTACTTCTCCTATTCCTTGAAGAACAGTCCAAAGCTCACTTCTATTTTCGTGAGTTTGTAGGCTAAATTTTTGTCCTGGTTTTACAATCAGTTTCTTTACTTTACATTTTTCTTCTTCGTGAAGAACTTGAAAAGTTCCCCATGGTCTTGTTTCAGTCATATTATTCTCCAATATTTATTGATTTATTTATCCAAACACTATCAGATTGAGTATTATTATAATAATAATGCATAAATTTATTTTCAAATTTATTTTTTAATAAATTTTCTATATCTTCATATAAATATTGGTTTTCCCAATATTTATAATGTTCCGCTTCTAAGTGAAGTATTTTTATTTTATCTAAATACTCTTCAAATCCTTGTAGGACTTCGTATGTTAATCCTTCAACATCTATTTTTACTAAATCTATAAAATTTAAATTATTGTTTTTTAAAAATGTTGACATTTTACAAACTTTTACATCAATTTTATTTGTTTTATTTATATAAAAATCATCTGTTCTATTCTTTAAAGAACTAACACCTTGGTGATCCAGTGAACATGTATCTGAAACTTGATAAAATTGAGAATATCCATCATAATTTGATAAAGCAATTTCATTAATAAAAAATTTATTATATTTTTCTTTTATTTTTTTAGACAAAATGGGATTTGGTTCAAAAATATGTACTTCTTGTACTCCCAACGTTGTACTAATATAATTTGCATCATCTCCATCTCTACTTCCTATATCATATATATTTTTTATTTTATATGATTTTGCTATATCACATAATGGTTCTATATAACTTTTCATTTTATTTCCTTTAAAATTGTATATCTATATAATATCAATGGTTTACTTTATATGTTATATGATTTGAAAAATAAATTGTCCCACCAAAGAAAATAATTTTTTTTATAAAATTAAAATCTTCTACTTCAGATGATTCGAATAATATATTATTGTTTTTTATAAAACTATTTTTACAACAAAACGATATACCAACATTTCCTACTTCTAGAGTATTTGTTTGTTGTCTAGGTATAACAAGACCATCTTTATATATCATTTTAAAAATACAACAATCTAAAAGATTATTTTCTATTTCTTTTAAAAAAACATCAACATAATTTTCAGTTAAAGAATCATCATCGTCTAAGAATGCAATCCATTCTGTATTAACCATATTAAATAATTGATTTCTTACGCTACCTGCTTTACTATGACCACCATTTTCTTTAAGGATTCCTGTTTTTTTAGGTAGATATATATATTTAATTCTATAATCTTCTGGTAGGTCAAGATTTAATTGATCTTTATTCAATCCATCAAAACCAACAATACATTCCCAATTTTTATTGGTCTGTAAGAGTAAAGAATTAAGAGAATTTAATAAAGTTTTTCTACCTATACTTGGTATAATAAAAGTAATAATATGTGAATTCATAAAATATTTCTATATTAAACTTTCAAGATACTTTCTATCAAAAGTTTTAAAATTTGTAAAGACTTTCTTTTTTATAAAAGGAAAATATTGATTTAAAACCAATAATTTGTCAGCATGAAATACTGTAGAGTCTTTATCACCAAAAATTTTGTGTGTATGCAAATAACTTCCACATTTAAATTTTTTTAAATTCATGTGTCTCAATATTTGTATTTCTAAATTATTTACAACTTCTTCAAAACCATATTTATTTCCATGTGGATCTTTTTCTCGTAATAAAGAAATAAATTCTTTTAATGCAGGATTTGAAAAATACATAAAATAAGATTGAGTATGAAAAGCTCTTGCTAGTGAAGTTGTGTATGACCAAAAATCTAAATTTTTGGAATCCATATAAGAGATAGAAGGTTCAAGATCTCTTACAAGTAAACAAGAATTATTAAAAATATAACAACATTCAATGTTTGTAATATCTTTTTCTCTCAAGAAATATTGAATCTTTCCAAAATCATATCCAAAATTTGGTATATTTAAAATATATTCAATTTCACAATCAAAAGAATAGTTTTCTATCTTATTAGAATTACTTGTTAAAATTGTTACAGTTTTAAAATTTTTAGAAAGATTATTAATATATTTTATATCATCTTCTGTGTAGCAGTGATTCTCGTCATAATGAATGAATAAACACAGTTTATTCATGCGACATTCCTAAAAGGTGCAATTCAAATTCTGTTCTATTCCAAATTTTATACATTAAAACTTGATCTGATAAAAACTGAAGATCAAATTTTGCTTTGGTATCTGTTTGTGATAAGGATTCATCGTGATAAAAGCTTAAATTTTCTCCAAAATACATCAATTTCTTTTTATCTTTCACTGCTTTAAAACAAATATCAACATCTTGATATGCCTTGGCGAGACTTGGATTTAAGCCTCCAGTTTCTTTTAACCAAGATGTATTGATTATTTGAAATGCTCCTGTTAGGAATATCTCGTTCTTATCCATATCGCATCTAGGATCGGATGGTTCAAAAAATCTACATCTGTGACCTATCATATAGTTGTTTAATTGATTATTAAAAATCATATTAGAACCACCAAACTGAATTGTTCCTCTGTGAGTTTTAGTTAAACCAAACATCTCTTGAACGTCTTTTCTTTCGTCTTTTCCATCCCATTTAAATGGTGGATAGATTAATTTGGTTCCAGTTATTGTTGATCTACTTTTTCTGTGTTTTTCTAATAGAATCGGTAACGTTGATTCTGAATTTGCCCAGAGATCATTGTTCCAAAGAACAACATGTTCTATATTTTTATCTATAGCTAATTTAATACCAATATTAATCAGCATAGAAAAATTAAAACCTTTTTCATTATCTACTCTTAAACAATTTACAGAATGTTTTTTACAAATTTCAGAATGATTAACTTGTGATCTATCATCTATAACTAAAATATTTGCAATTTCATCTATTTTAAAAGCTTTTAAATTATTTAAAGTAAATTCAATTAATTCTAGGTTATCTTTCGTTGGAATAAGAATGAGAGGTTTAGAAATATCTAAATTAGAATTAAAATAAAATGAACAAGTATATTTTATTTTTTCAATCTTAAATTTACTTGTATCTATTCTATCTACTAATTTTACCTCATCTTGTTCAAAAGAAAAATTAGAATAATCAGATATATTTTGTTCGAACAAATTACAATTAAAGTAGGATGATGTTTTCTGATTCATTTTGTTTTCCATTCAATACTTCAATAAATTTGTTTTTTTGCTTTTGTTCTGAAAATTCTTCTAATACATATTCTTGGAGTTTTTTAGCCCTTGCAATTGGTGTTGGAAGATTTTTAAATACACTTCTCATTGCATCTTTAACACTTGCATTCTTGACATGACACCACTGAGAGTCGGCTTGAATTACGCCTTCCCATACTGCTTCTTTATTTACAGCACCAAGTTCAAAATCAATTGCGGTGAAATGATTTCTCATTTTTACTTTGCCATCTTCTTTTATTGGAGCCATGAGAAAATCAACGTGACCACTCCACTTGGGAGCGAGAACAGGAAGACCAGCACATGCAGCTTCAAATAGTGGAAGACCAAAACCTTCACCATGCGTAGTAGAGATAATAGCTTTTATTTTTGGATGACGGTATAATCCAGCCATTTCCTCTTCAGTCATATTACCATGGAGAAGATAGACTTTGCACTTTGCATCGCTGTAATTCTTTTTAATTGCTTCTAGGCGTCGTTCACAAAGCATTCTGTCCGTGATGCAATTCTTTGCCTGGTTAACTTTCATAACAAGACCAACATTTTCATCGTTTTTGAATTCTTCATAGAAAGAAACGATTGTTGCTTCAGCATTCTTTCTTGGTCCCCACTGAACAACTGATAGGAAATTAAAATCAGTTTGCAATTCCAGATTGAGTTCTCTTGGCTCTATTTTTTTAACAGGAAAGTGAACAACTTCAATTTGAGTTGTGTTTCTGAAGTCTATTACTTGTCCATTTTGTGGATTTTGTAATTTATATTCAGTTAAATCAAACACTTGCTTTGAATGATTTGAAACAACAATAATTTTATCCATCAATTTTGCTTTATCAATCCATTGTGGAGATACTTTTGTTGTTTCTATACCTGCCGTATAACCAATGTTTACGGGTGCAATTTTTTCAAATTCGTTTGGAATTGTCACCTGTATACTAATATCAAACACACCTTTTTGTTGGATGTGTTCTTGGGTTTTTGCCATCAGATGACTCATCCATTGTGTTTCTTCTGATTCTTCAGTTACCCAGCCAGTTTTTCCCCAAGGAGTATTGACCAGAAATATGTCAAATTTATCTTCTTGACCTCTTAAAGAGCGTAGAGCAAATCTTGCCTGCTCGCCATACCCTGAAAGTGATAATGCCGGTCCTTTGACTAATACTTTCTTTTTCATGCAATCTCCTTTAGTACCCAGCGATCATACATTTTTCTATTTTCCCAAGAGCCTCTTTCGTTGTGAATTTTCGTAAAGAGTTCATCCCATTTATTCATTAGAATTGACATATTATAGTTAACTTGCAAGTGATTTCTACCTGCAGTACCTAATGCAGCTCTTTCTTCTGCAGGCATGTTGAATAGCTTCAACAGAGCATTGACAAAATCTTCTTTTGCCACTCTGTCTTCGTAGATATATGGAACTTCTTGAGAACCAACAATCATCTGAGAAGGTACAGGCAATTCAACTCCAAAGAAATTACCATCATCGTCTTTTACCTGTTCCTGCAATCCACCTGTTTTTGGAACAATTATAGGAGTTTCGCAAGCAAGACTTTCTAGCGTAGAAAGACCAAACCCTTCAGCGTCACTCAAACTAACAGTTACGTCAGACATGTTATACATGGCAGCAAGCTCTTGTGGATTAATTCTACTCGGAGAAAACATTACTTCGCCGTTAATTAATCCAAGCTCATTAAGTATAGCTTCAAGATCCGGACCATGAACATCTTTTGGATCTGTATGCATCAATAACTTTGCTTTATCTTTTCCTACAATATTTAGGAAGTCATTAAACCACCAAATAACGCTACCAGGATTTTTGCGACGTGCATTTCTGCTGTTCCAAAATACTGTGAACTTACTGTTTTGTTCTCTTGGAAATACTTTTCTACGGAACGCTTCAACTTGTTCTGCTGGGTATTTCTTGAATACTTCCATATCAACAGCGTGTGGAATATAATGACATTCTACTTCAGGAGAAACATTACGTATAATATCATCAGTTACCTTGGAAATAGTAGCAATAACATCATTAGACATGTAATATGGTTTATTAAATTTTGGATAAGGCTTGTTATCCCAAACATGGTAATACACCATTGGTACATTACAACGTACTTCGTCTTCTATCTCCCAAAGCCAACTATAAAAACGTGGGTCAGTCATAAACCAAAGAATATCTGGTTTTTGCTGCTTCAATAATTGACGAATTAGATCTTGCGTTCCATAACCATCCACTGGAATGATAACGAAGTCATCACCCCATTCTTGGGTCTTTTGAACGCGATAATCGTTATGTTTTACAGCGCCGCCCAGACAAATAAATTGATATTTTCCAGTTTTTAACATGGCTTCAATCATATATTTTGTCTGCGTGCCAACACCAGATGGCGATAATGGATGATCGCTTATGGTTAGTATTTTGATTTTTTTATTCATTAAGATTCCTCAAGGACAGTGTGGTGTTCTATGAAAAGAACACTTAGAGCATGATAGTTTATTTTTTATAAACCTTTCGTGGTCAACATTATGCACACATTCTTGTAAAAGTTTAAGCGCATTGTTTACCTTTTTTTCGCCACTGGTGACACGAAATAACTCAACTTTATCTTTCTTTGCAGTTCTCTTTAACAGACCAAAATGCGTTTCAATCTTGTCGGCTGGGATGCCATGCTTTCTTGCAAAGAAATGCTTGTAGTAAGTTAATTGATAATTTACCATTGCATCATTTTTCTTTTGTGCTTCCCATCCCCAACTGCAAGTTTTCCAGTCAATAATATTGTACTTACCATCTTTTGTCTTCAAGACAAGGTCAATATACCCTTTGTATTTATAATCATCAATTTTGTATTCTTCAATCTCTTCCATGAGATCTTCTTCTGCAGAGACGTATTCAAATTCGCCAAAATATTGCTGTGCGGCTGGATAAACGAGTTCAACCAGTTCACGACCTTGAACATCAAAATCTTTTAAATCTTTTTCAGATAAGACTTCACGTGTTTGCTTTGATAAAGCAGAGATTTCTTTCTGGAAGTTAAGAGAAAAGTCTTTTGCATAGTCAAAGGTTCCTTCCTTTTCCTGTTTGAAGATTTTTTCGCTTGTTGAATGAACAGCTTTTCCGAAAGCCGTATGGATTGAATCCCCACCTGAAGGGATACCATCAATACGAGTAATTTTATAATACTGTGGACAAAATTTCCAATCTTTGATTGAAGAATAGCTAACATAATCTGGTTTTTTCTTTTCTGTTTCAAACAAAAGACACCTCTGGTTAGATTCCTAATAAAAGTTCTATTTTTTCATAGACAGCAGGAGAAATATTTTTAACATGGCCATATTGACGACGTGCAAAATATTCCTCAAAGCAGTTGGCAAAATATTCTCTTAAGGAAGTCGCACCATACGGAGATACAAATAAACTCGCAGTCAATTGAGTAAGAATTGGATATCCAACACTTAAATATAAAAATTCATCAAACTTTTTGTTGTATTCTGTATTCCCGTAAGATGCATCCGACGCCTGATTATAGCCGTATGCCTTCAAGATGTCAAGCAGACCTCGTCTTTTGCGTAAAAATTCATCTTCGATCTTTCCGTCTTCATAGATATCCATTCCATAAGTTTCTTCAACGCAATGCGCTATTTCATGTACTATATCTTCATATACATCTTGTTCATCATCTTGCTCAGGAGCAACATAAATAACTCCATCTTTATAAAGAGCGTTTAAGTCTCTTTTTGAAAGAAAGTCATAATCACCGATGTATATACCATCTAAATTTTGAACAAAATGTTCGGGAATTACAATTTGTAATTTTTTTAAAATATTATTCAAACTGATATTATCTGGTAGCTCTTGCTGTTCAATAACATTGATATTCCCGAATATAGTTTGTTCCTTTAGCCTTACTTGTTGTGAAGATTTAAAAAATCTATTGTGATTTTTGTTCATTTTCTACGTGCTCCGTATCAGCAAGACACTGTCTGTACCCTCTAAGAAAATTCTCTTGTGCTACAAGCAATAAGAAGTCTGGGAATTCTTCTGCCAAAACCTCAACACACATCTCAACGGTTATTTCTCCGTTTTCTGGTTTTAGTTTTTCACCAATATATCTTATAAACAATTCTTTTAGTGGATTTTCTTTTTCCACAATTTTTTCTTCTAATTCTCTATCGTCCATATTTCACCTCAAAGAATTTTAGCTGCGAGAGTTGCGACAGCAGAACGTTCACCCTTAACCAAGCTTACATGACCTGCTAATTGAGTTTCTTTAAACTTTTCAACAGCATAGGCAAGACCATTGCTTGTATCATTGACATAAACATTATCAATCTGTTCTATATCGCCCGTTAAAACGATTTTGGTATTTTCGCCAACGCGAGTAACAATCGTTTTAAGTTCGTGCGCTGAAAGGTTTTGTGCTTCGTCTATAACCATAAAAGCTTTGGCGATAGAGCGACCGCGAATATACGTTAGAGCTTCAATTTCAATTTGACCGCGAGCCATATATTCTGCAAGCATTGCCTTATCGTTACCAAGCAAAAACTGAAGATTGTCTTGAATTGGGCTTAACCATGGTAACATTTTTTCTTCCATCGTTCCTGGTAAGAAACCAATATCTCTTCCCATTGGTTGAACCGGACGTGACACTATTAGACGAGTGTATACACTTTTCTTTAACATCTGTTCCATACCGGCAGCAATTGCTGTAAGTGTTTTGCCGGAACCAGCTTTACCTACAAGAGTTACAATTGGAATTGCTGGGTCCATCAAAAGGTCCATAGCAAAGCTTTGTTCTCTATTTCTTGCTTCTATACCTTGAATCTGATTACGACCCTTGAATTCAGGAAGACGACGCAATGGCGATTCTTTGTTTATAAACCTTGCCAATGCTGTTTTGTTTGCATTCTTATTTGAGATAAGCGTTAGAAACTGATGTGGGAATAAGTTGTTGGCTTGTTTATCATCAAGTTGCATCAACTCACCTTTATACAAGCGTTCAATGAACTCATCATCAACAACTATGTCTGCGAAACCAGAATAAAGTTCTGAGCTGCTGGAGATTACTTGGTTGGCGTCGTATCCTTCAGAACCTAGACCGATTGAATCGCAGATTACACGCATATTAATATCGCGTGAAACTACAACTATTTTTTTATCTTCATTTAATTTTGCTACACCAAAAGCAGTAGCGATTATGACATGGTCTGGAACACTTAGATCTAAATCTACCGGGAACGCTGATGGGGTTAATGCAACTGATCTTAGTAGACCTTTGCCTTTCTGGAGTCTTACCCCCTCTTGTAACGAGCCTCTTTCGCGTAATTCATCAAGAATCTTGATAAAACTGCGAGCATTCTGACCGACGCCGTCTTGGCGATTTTTGTGTTTATCTACTTCTTCAAGGACTTTCAATGGGATGTAAACATCCTCTTTTCCAAAGCTGTAAACAGCATTGGCATTTGCCAAACAAACACTTGTATCTAACACGAATATTTTTTTCATTTTGTTACCAACTTTTCTTTATAATAATTATGTATTTTAGCCTAAGACAATATAGTTACATATATGCCGCAGTTTTTTAAACAGCTATTTGGCATTTTATTCCTAGTAATAGGTTCTACTAGTTGTGGGTGTTTGACGTTATCAAATTCATTTAATTTCAAAAACGCTCCGCGAGAATCATTTGTTAAAGTTGAAATTTTAACCAACGAATATGCTTCTACTGGCTCCGGTGTAATTATTAACCACATTGATAATTCAAACACTATTATTCTTACTGCTGGTCATGTTTGTCACACTAACACAGTGGCAATGAGAGTTATAGATCTAAAAGACAACAAATATCCTATTATCGGTTTTGTTACTGCAATAGAAGATGATCTGTGTTTACTGATAACAGAAACTATTATTTCTGCAAAACCATTAAGAATTGCTGAAAACAATCTTGAAATAGGTGATCACATTTATAACCTAGCAGCACCATTGGGGATACATGGTCCTGATTTGACTTTAATGTTTGATGGATATTATGAAGGACACGTAAAAATATCAGAAGAAAAATACAATTCTGATATTTATAATTTAGTTGGAGTAGGTGGAAGCTCTGGGTCTCCAATATTAAATTCTAATTGGGAGATTGTAGGCATTATATCGCGTGGTGTACCAGAATTTCAAAGTGTGATGATAAGCGTGACTCAAGAAAGAGTCAAGTTATTTTATGATTATTCTTTTGGTTCTAGTTTCAAAAATACAGTGATAGAAACTAGAACTAAATAATAATTTATTTATCTTTTTTTATGAATTCGTAGCCTATACCAACATCTTTAAAGCCACCAGGTATTTCTAAAAATGCCGAACCGTCATGTTCAGACCAACCTTCAACAATGTATATTAAACTATCAACTTCATCTTGAGTTAGACTGTCTTCAAATTCAAAATCAAAAGTTACCCTTAATTTCATATAAGTAATTAGGTTTAAAACAATTAATTGTTTAATTGGATTATAATAAAAAAGCACACTCCTACATTTTACCGTAGGAGTGTGCCAGTATAATTTATATTTTATGGTGCCCCGAGTCGGACTATTTATTCTTACCAGCATACGTATCAGTCTGACTATGACAGTTCGGACAAAGCATTCTTAAATTTTCTAATCTATTATCAGTATTGTTGCCATTAACGTGGTCAAGATGTAGATTGATTTTTTTACCATTCCAAATATCTTCTAAAGAACATTCAGAACATTTATTAACAATTAATCCTTCTTTTAATAAGCGATTCTTTAATTTATAGCTTTGATAATTAGAATTTTCTACTAATATAGTTTCTAATGGGAACTGTTTATTCCAACTATGTGTTTTTCCTTTTAGATGACCTTTTCCAGTAAAGTGTTTAATATCTAAATCAAATTCTTTTATTTTTCTCTGTAAGATTCTATAATTTCCGCCTTTTGGCGCAAGACCAATCTTTTTCAGTACTTGTGCAAAAGAAAACGAATTCTTTACTGCTTCTTGTAACTTTTCTTTATCAGACATATGGAACACACCTCGTATTGATATATAGTAGTGTCTTCCATTTTGGTAGCTCCTGCCGGAATCGAACCGGCATACCCGAAAGTGTTCGATTTTAAGTCGAATGCGTCTACCAATTCCGCCAAGGAGCCAAACAAGATCAGTATAACACTGATCTATGTTTTTGTCAAGTCATTGCTTGCTGTTTTGTGTATTCGAACAACATAATATTTGCACTCATAGCTGTATTCAAACAATATCCTACTCCTGGCATTGGAATCTGGACAATATCACTGTGTTGAAGTATGTCGACTGGTACACCTGTTTGTTCGTTACCAACGACAATGCATATTTTATTGTTTTTAGGAAAAGTGTAATCATATAAACTCCTTGAATTTTCAGTTAGTTCTGCGGATACAACCTTGATATCATTCGTGCGACAATATTCTAAAAACATATGTGGATTTGAAAACTTTTGAAGCTTGATGAAATCGCTTGTGGTTCCTGAAAGCATTTTTAGAACTTTATCCGACGGACAATCTCCAATAATATTCACTACTGGAGATCCAAAACAAGCAGCTGCGCGAATGACATATCCAATGTTTGGTTCGTGTTTGAAATTTACACAAGCAATCTCTACTGGATATTTAAAAGAAGAGTTGACTTTTTTATTATATCTTTCTTTCCTTGTTTCAGTTCGCATTTCAGAACTCATGTAATAATACCTTTTCGCTTGAAGTGTTCACTGCTTTTATGAGCAATAAAATCTGCTGCATGAATGGCATAAATTGAGTGAGGCTTACAAACTGCCTTGAAACCCATTGATTCTGCATATCCAACAGCACTTGATACAAGACGACTGGATTCATACGTTAGATTTGGATTCAAATCAAAATCTATACACTCAATATCTACTAAATATTGTTTTTTTAGCAGTGTCGCAAAGGCAATTGCTTTTTCTACTTCTTGCCAAAGACGAATTTGCGTTTCTCGTATTTTAGGTATTTTTTCTTTTTGATAAAGAATAAAAGCACCAGAACGGTTTGGGTGAATGCCAATAAGAGTAGTGATAAAGATTGTAGTATCTTTTGTGTTGATGCTATCGCAACCAACTCTGTATTTTGCGTTTGTCCTAACTTTTAGCACTTCGGTCAGTGATACTTCATTGCCGTCGTGTAGTGATTTGATTTTTAGTTCCATGAATAGCAAGCCTTTCGGTATTTAGCAAAACTGCCCTTCAAAGGGCAGTTAAGAACTTTATCTCAATTTGATTTCCAACCAAGTTTCTTGAAGTGTTCAGTTCGTGAACTGAACCAATCTTTGCCTTTTGAGTTGTCACTACGAGAAACAAATTTAATTCCCTTGGTAGTTACTGGATAGGCAACGTGTTTTAGCCCACTCAAATTTGCCAAAGCAATTGTCTTTACACGGAAAGGAATCTCATCAATCATGACGACCATGCCATGTTGTGGAATAAAATTAGTTTCAATATCTTTACTAAATTTAACCATATCATTTTGATCGCGTGAACGAAGTTCAAGTTCAATGTTTAGTTCTACTTTGTATTTATCAGACATATCGTTCTCCTTTTATTTTCAAGTTAAGTGATTGTAAAATATCACCAGTTATCGTAATCAGTTACATCTAATTCTTTATTAGTCAAAGAATGTTTTATTTTGCAGATTGTTCCAACTGAAGTTGGAATAAATATGTATTGTACACCGCCGTTAATAGCGCCACAATATGGATATTTTCCTCCAGAAGTCAGGTCTTCAAAGTCTTCCTCAGACATTAACAGCTTTTGACTTTCAAGAGCAATTTTATCTTGTTGCTTAAGCCATAAATCAATTTTCTTTTGTTGTTCTTTGGTTATTTCAAACATATTATTACCAATATCAATTCTCAAATTGTTCAACTTGGACGCCGCACTTAGTCAATATTTCTAAACCTTTTGTGTCACGATATTGATTAGAATATATTACTTTTTTAATACCAGCATTTACAATCATACGAGCACAGACAGCACATGGTGAGTGTGTAAGATACATTTTTTTATTTCTGTGATCGCTAAAATTCATTTTTATCAGCGCATTTGCTTCTGCGTGGATGAACCCACTTTTACCCGGCTCCAAGCTATCAGGTTTATTAGTTCCACTTACTTCATCTCCGTTATATCCAACAGCAAGAACAGAAGTGTTGTCTTCGGTGACAATAACACTGCCAACTTTCAATCTTGGATCTCGCGAACGCTCTGCTATAATCAGCGTTAACGTCATCCATATTTCATCCCACTTTGGTCTTGCCATACTTTTCTCCATAGCACTCATCACAAAGCTTTTCTTCTTGAAGAGTAAAATTAGACCAATCGTTTAAGCAACAATCACATATTTTATGTGGATTGATTAACTTTCTTAAAACTTTAACAATCACTTTATCATCTTCGTCAGTATTCTGTTTTGTTTTTTTTAACATATATATAACCTAATGATTGTTTGTAAATGGCGCCCTGTGAGGGATTCGAACCCCCGACCTGACCGGTAGAAACGGTTTGCTCTGATCCACTGAGCTAACGGGGCACATACATCATTTTCCTAATAAACGATAAATATCAATACATCCGCTACACTGACCAATAGACATCACGATTATCAATAAAGTAGAAACAGCTCCAAACTGTCTAAAAAATTCTTTTGCGGCACCTGCCCACGTATCAATGATTTCAATTTTTTGTTCAGTCATATGTTTTTTTTCTTAAATGGCTGCTTGTGTTGGGTTCGAACCAACGACCTTTTGATTAACAGTCAAACGCACTACCAACTGTGCTAACAAGCAATAAGTGTCAGTTTTTATACAGAACTGACAAACTGTTTTTTGGTAGACCCCTTGGGAATTGAACCCAATTCATAGAGACTTATAAGATCCCTTGTGATAACCAAACACCCGAGGTCCGTCCACACCCCCATCATAGCAGCGATCTACGCTGCTGTCAAGGGCTGGGCTGCAAAAAATTTACTTTTTGTAACAAATTGTAACATCAATGTTTTTTTCGTTTTTAACATTTCCTTGATGGGCCTGGCGTTTTGAAGATCCAATACAAAATTTATTTTCTTCAACAAAACCATTCTTTGTGTGAATGTTTCTAACATCTTCTATCATCTTCATTTTACCTACGTTGTGAACGTTCCAACATGATACACCAGAATCGTTTAAATTAGATATGGCGTTCGTTATCACTGTTTCCATCCATCCGTCACGCCAAGATTCGTAGGAGCTGTATTGGTTTTCTGATTGGGCTTTCCCGTCGGCATAAATCTCAAGATTAAAATAAGGAGGCGAAGTAAGAATTATATCTACTTTTTTTGTAAGATAACTGTTCATGTGTTCTGAACCAACGTTGTAAATTTCTATTTGGTCTTTAATATTTAAAAATTCAGCCAACTCATTTAATTTATTATAGGTCTCAACGTTTGGTTCAAATGCAATATATTTTTTACCTGCTGCTACCGTACCTAGCATTCTACCACCCCATCCAGCACATG